ATACACGCACAGTTTTATGCGCATAGTGATGGTTACCCTGAAGCGCTAGGTTTAGAGATAGCAGATTCTCTCTTGTCCAACTATCCATTGAATGGCTGGGAAATAGAATCTCTTGACGCAAAGCATGGCGATCTTGAATATATATACTATATATGGCAAGCTCCAAGCAAGTCAACGTGGATAAGTATATTTGAAGTTAAGGGCCATTGGTGTGAGCACTGCGATAAATATATACAAAAAGACAAATGTATATTCGTAGGCGAGCCAAGTAATCTTATAGATAAATACAAACTAAATACGAACGCTAATGGATAATATAAATATGACAGATGAACAAATAAAAAAGTTAATTGACGGACTAGCAGAAGGATTAGTTAAACGTATATATGGTATACAAAATCCAGCTCAAGAAGACAACGATATGATGTGGTACGCTGATAGAGATGACGATCACGCCGTAGGTGAGTTAGCTAGGCTAATGACACTGTTAAATATATATCAAGACCGTGAAGAGTATGAAAAATGCCACTTAATAAACAAACACATTAAAAAACTAGAAAAAATAGTAGAAAATTTATGATGAGAAAAAAACCAATGCTAGCATATCCTGTTAGCGATAAACCAATAGATTATACCAATAAAGTATCAATGCAACCAAAGCTTGACGGCGTGCGCTGTCTTATACAAGCAAATGTAAAAAGACATATACTATCGCCAGATCTAAACGAGATAGAAGTCAAAGCTTATTCGCGTACAGGTAAAGAGTGGAAAAACATCGACCACATACTACAAAGCCTCAAGCCTTTCTTTCAAGATAACCCTGATGTTATACTCGATGGCGAGCTATACAACCACGCGTTACGCGATAACTTCGAAAAGATTATATCTTGTGTACGTAAACAAAAGCCAACAGATATTCAAAGAGCTGAGTCACGTAAACTTGTACAGTTTCATTGCTACGATATTGTAGATGAAACTATGACGTTTGAAGATCGTTGTAACTTTGTGTTTACTAACTTAAGAGATGCTTACGGTGTTAGAACTGTTGCAACTACTAAAGGTATATGCAGCAACGATCAAGCTCATGCTTTTCACGATCTTTATCTAAAAGATGGCTACGAAGGCTCTATACTGCGTCTAAACACTGAATACCAATGCAAGCGTTCACATAGCCTACGCAAGTTCAAAGACTTTCACGATGCCGAAGCTGTAATCACAGACTGGGTTGAAGGTAAAGGCAAACGTAAAGGCACGATCGGCAAGTTTATGGCTATCGATGCTGACGGTAATACTTTCGGTATGCCAGTTATGGACAATTTCAAAAAGTTACAAACAATGTTCAAAGAAATGCAAGGTTGGGTTGGCAAAGAAGCTACGTTCACATACTTCGAGCGTACAAAAGCTAACTCATACAGACACCCTTTGTTCAAAGCAATACGTGATTATGAGTAGAACAGCATGTGATGCAGAAACTCCACACTGTGAGTTCTGCGAAAGACCAATGACGACCATAGAACACGAGTTCTGTGATATATGTGATGAATGTAGAGAAGAAAACGAACTAGATTAACTATGAATATATTTTATTTACACCAAGACCCAAACAAAGCGGCAAGACTACAGTATAATAAACACGTAGTCAAGATGATACTTGAGTCAGCTCAAATGTTATGCACGGCTCACCACGAAACATATCCATCAGATGATATACCTTACAAGAAAGCTCACGTAAACCACCCGTCTACAATATGGACTAGACAAAGTTTACAGCATTATTATTGGTTATACGATCACATGATGGCTCTTGGTGATGAGTATACAAAAAGATATAATAAAAAACATCTTAGTATTATTAAGTGTGCTGAGATATTATCTGATGCACCGCGAGGTATGAGAAACAAACCATTTGAGCAACCTCCACAGTGTATGCCAGATGAATACAAAGATGAATGTAGTATCCAAGCGTATTGGAATTATTACATAGGCGAAAAGAAACAAATAGCAAACCTAAAAACCGAAACATTATATGAAGAAAGACCTGAAACAACGTATTAAGGAATTTAATAAAATTAAATTTCCTAATGATAATTCAAAAAGAATTATTGTGGCTAAGCTTACGACTAACAGCGGTAGGGTTTGGTCGGTAGACGACAGTGTGACAAAAGCCCCTAATAAGAATAAGTAATAGGCTAATGTCACAGTTTGAACGTAATATGGAGGTGTTAAACAGGCATCGACTAATTTATATTAGGCCTCCTATAAAAGATAAACCTACCGAGGTATACGACTGGGGTAGCTATTATGATTATGGTACTCACGAACACTACGCGTTGTTTAAGAGCAAAGCTAAAATTACGACTTATAAGTCTCTTAAATGGCACCTGCTAGTTTTGTGGTACCTTAATCCCCAGCTTGATCAAGATGACTTTGAAAATATAGCAAAACAAATCGTTACAAAAGAAAACGGTTTTGTTACTTTCAAGGTGTCTGATCAGTTACTCAAGTCTATTATATATGAGGTTAGTATGTGTGATTTAGAAAGTCCGCCTGTTAATAAAGCTCGTAAAATAATATTTAATTGGAACTGTGGTTTATCTGCAGAAGAAAAATTAAGTATTGTAGGTCAAATGGTTGGTCGATCTAAAAAGATTAATCCTGATGACGTCTACAGCGTTATGTTACAATTGCATGACGATAATAAAAAGATTACAATAGGATCGATCTCTGCAGCTCTAAACGTGTCTACACGTACTGTACATCGTAACATGCCAAATGAACTAAAAAAAGAAAAAGAACTTTTAAACCAACAATTATAATGAAGAACTACGATAACTATAATTACTCTAGATATAAAGCTGATATTAAATCTAATATGCCTGAAGGTAAGTTTTGGGACGAATATACTAGAGATGAACTTATAATTAAGTTTTTACCCCTTGTAGAAAACATTGCAAGAAAGTTTTCAACTTCAGATTCAGCAATCGGAGTAATGAACATAACTGATTTAATAGCTATGGGTCACGTTGGTTTAATACAAGCTGTAGATAAAATACAATGGAAACAAATATTTGATTCAAAAGATCCTGAGCGAACGCTTAAATCTTACTTAGCTAAACGTATACGTGGTGCTATTAGAAGATCAACTGACACAAACAGATCTCCAATGCGTATACCTGAACATAAGCTAAATGATATACGTAAAGGCTTTGAAGATGACCCTGACAAGCAAGCTATGTTTTATAACTCTATGTTTCAAAGTATTGACGAACCAGTTCAAGAAGACATGTTTGTTCAGCTTGAAGACGAATCAAAAGATCCTTTGTTAAAAGAAAAATTAGCTTATAAGATTAGAGATTTAATGCTAAAGCATTTAACAGACAGAGAGTACAACGTGCTAAAACTTAGCTTTGGGCTAGACTGTGACAAGCTTTCTGCTAAACAAATTGCTGAAAAACTAAACATGAAAGGCTCTAGCTCTTACGTTAGAGTTTCACAGCTAAAAAGACAAGCAATAAACAAACTAAAAAATGTAATGAACTACTCGCAAGTGGTTGATTACCTGTAGGTTAGAAATTAAATTACACAAAAGTTGTGTGATTATATATATAACTAAACCATATACCAGATGACAGAATTAACTAAAAAACTAGCTGATGTTCAGACTAAGTTAAAAGCAAAAAAGTCTTCGTATAATAGCTTTGGTAAATACTATTTTCGTAAAGCTGAAGACATTCTTGAAGGTGTAAAACCTTTTTTATTACAACACAATATTTACGTTACGGTGTCAGAAGAGCTAATCGCTACAGATCCAGTTCCAATGATAAAAACTACCGCTACAATTAGTGACGGTAAAGATTCAATACACGCTACAGCTGTAGTTGGTGTTGATATGCAGCAAAAAGGTATGCAGACTGCTCAACAGTTTGGTGCAGCCTCTACGTATGCTAAAAAATATGCTCTCGGTAATTTATTCTTAATTGATGATACTGAAGATGCTGACGCTACAAATACTCACGGTAAAGGCCCTGCCGCCAAAGCTACAGCTAAACCTAAAGCTAAAATAACAAAAGAACAGATGGCTAAAGCTATTGAGTTTGTTAAAGGCGGCGGATCAGTCGACGCTATTAAAAAGAAATACACATTAACTGATGCTCAAATAAAACAATTAGCATAATGAAAGAAATCCTAGAAAAACTAAGAGACGACGAGCACTATTACGGTAAGTTTGGTCAACAGTTCTTAAGCAACTCTGACATATCGACTCTGTTAAAAAATCCTAAAGACCTGCATAAACCCAAACCTAGTAGTCCGGCGTTCTTAGTTGGAGGATATTTTCATACTGCAATATTAGAACCTGACAAGCTAAAGAGTTTTAAAATAGTTGAAGCCTCAACCCGTAACACAAAAGCCTATAAAGAAATATCTAACGGCGAATTGTGCTTACTAAAACATGAGGTTGATCAAATAGAGCTAATGACTCAAGCTGTCATGGACAACGATGTTTGTAGAGACTTGATTAAACCTATATTAGGTCAAGTTGAATACGAAGAGCCACGAGTCGCAAAGATATGCGATCAAATGTGGAAAGGCAAAGCTGATATAATTAACCACGAAGATAAACTTGTAATTGATCTTAAAACTACTAGTGATATAGATAAGTTTCAATGGTCTGCTAGCAAGTATAATTATGATAGCCAAGCTTATATCTACAGCACTTTATTTGGTTACGAGATGTTATTTATGGTAATAGATAAAACAACTCATCAAATAGGTCTGTTTGATTGCTCGCCTGAGTTTTATAAACGCGGCGAAGATAAAGTACGTAAAGCTTGTGATGCGTACGAACTGTTTTACAACACAGAAAATTTTGACCACAAGCAACATTTATTAACTAAAACCCTATAAACCTATGCCTAGAGCAAAAATGAAAACCTGTTCAATATCAGGTAAGAAATTTAAAGCAAACAATGATAACTTTTATCACAGCAGCACATCTGCTGACAGTTTACACCCTTATCACAAATCTTTTGATAACTTCAGAAGAACAACTGGTGCTACTGTAGAACAATGTAGAAATTTAGTTAACCTAATAAATTCCTAAACTATGGCAAGTATTATTAAAACGTCCATCAATCTCAATGAGATACCAAAGGACAAAATCATTAACGGTAAAAAAGGTAAATACTTACCTATATCAATTACTATTAACGATGAACCAGATCAGTTTGGCAATCAAGGTCCAGTGATTGTAGAACAGACAAAAGAAGAGCGTGAAGCTAAAACGGCTAAGACATACCTCGGTAATGTTAAGGTTGTATGGACTAACGGCAACAACGTCGACACAGCGCCACGCGATAACATGCAAGCAGCTCCAGCTCCGGCTCCAGTTGCTGAAGATGATCTGCCGTTCTAGATGAATGTAGAAGACAGAGAGATCAATGGATTTTTGATTGATGAGTTCAATCAACATGACCTAGAAGTTGGGAAAACGCAGGGTATATGCCCTTCGTGCTCTCACACTAGGAAACCTGAGAATAAGAAAGCTAAATGTGCTTCTTATGATTGGGAACGTGGTCTCGGCACCTGTCACAATTGTGATACTAGTTTTCAACTGCACACGTATCAGCGTAAAGGCGCTAGTGATAAGGTCTATGTTAGGCCTCAGCACGAAGTTGCAATTACAATACCTGACTCTAAAGTTGTTGACTGGTTTGCAGACAGAGGTATTTCAAAGCAAACTCTACAGGATCTTCGAGTTACTGAAGGTCCTGAGTTTATGCCTCAGACGGGTAAGTCAGAGAATACAATTCAATTTAACTATTTCATCAGCGATCAATTGATTAATGTCAAGTATCGCGATGGTCGTAAGAATTTTAAATTATACAAGGGCGCTGAAAAGATATTTTATAATATCAACAGTATTGTAGGTTATGATTCTTGTATTATAGTTGAAGGTGAAATGGATGTGCTTGCAATGCACGAAGCGGGAATAAAAAACGTAATATCTGTGCCCAACGGTGCTACGTTGAATTCAAACAACCTCGATTACTTAGATAATTGCATCGACTATTTTGAAGACAAAACTAAAGTTGTATTAGCGGTAGACGCTGATGAAGCTGGCCAAGCTCTTAAACAAGAGTTTATACGTAGGCTAGGTGCTGAAGTTTGTCATTTGGTCGACTTCGAGGATTGTAAAGACGCAAACGATTATTTAGTTAAGTACGGTAAGGACAAGCTACGAGATGCTATACACGCCGCAAAGCAAGTCCCCCTTGAAGGTGTTTCAACATTAAGAGATATAGAAGATGAGCTTGTTGACTTTGTTAAAAACGGTTTTAAACCTGGGTTCCAGATCGGTATTGAAAACTTTGATAAAATATTCAGCACATACACTGGTCAGTTTATTACTGTTACTGGCATCCCTAGTTCTGGTAAGTCTGACTTTGTTGATCAAATGTGCGTGGGATATAATAAAAACTACGGCTGGAAGACTGCATTTGCTAGTCCTGAAAATCAGCCAACGTATCTACACGCTCACAAGCTAATGCGTAAGGTTTGGATGGATATGCCATCACCCGGTGATATTGGTGGTAGCAAATGGAATCAAGTCGCTGATCACGTTAACGACAACTTCTATTTTATTGACATGGATAAATACTCGCTTGAAGCTGTATTGCGCAAAGGCGCCGAGCTTGTAAAGCGTAAGGGTATTAAATGCCTTGTTATTGATCCATTTAATAAAGTTAGAGACGTTAACGCTAGCTCTGATGATGTTAACCGTTATACACTTGAGTATCTACAAAAGATCGAAGTGTTTGCTAAGAAGTTTGATGTATTAGTTATTGTCGTAGCTCACCCTACTAAAATGTACAAAGGCCAAGATGGTAAAATCGAAGAGCCTACGATGTACAATATTAAAGGTGGTGGTGAATGGTACGATGCTAGTTATCATGGCTTGTTAGTTCACAGAGATTATGAGGCTAAAACAGTTAAGGCTAAGGTCTTAAAAGTTAAGTTTCAAAACCTTGGTGAAAACGGTGCTGAAGCACATTTCCGATGGGAACCAAAGTCCGGTAGCTTTTTGCCTGCTCCCGATGCTGTAGCTCAAGATGAGCCTATGCCCTGGGAAGCTTAATGGCAAAGCGTCGGCCTTTTAAACCCGGCTTTCGACCTCTTTCAAAATTAGAATCTAAAATGATACAATGGTGTATTGACCACGGTATAGCTTGCTGTGTCGTGTGGGCTCAAGGTCACACAGGACCTGGACAAGAGTTCTGTGTTGAAATCATTATTAAAGGCAAATCAAATTTTAGCCCTAATTTTAAAAAGCAAGAAGTATTAGAAAAACAAGTTGAATATTATAAATACTACTATGACAAATATAATAAAAGTTCTTGATCACAAAACGATCGCAATGACCAAAGACGGTCAAACAAAAATAATTACTAAAAGAATCAGTACGTTAGGATTGAGTTCTTGGTACAATATCAAAGGCGAAATATATGCTTAGTCCTACAACTAAAACGTCCTTTAATTCTGCGTCAGAGGCGTACGATTATTGGTACTGGAAGTTGTTTCGTGACGGTGAAGACTTTGGCAATACTAAAGCTCTATTTAATGTAGGCTTTTATATTACTAACCCAAAGAATAACTACATACTAAACAAAGATCGTAAGTGGTCACAAGAGTATGCTGAAGCTGAATGGCAATGGTACTTATCTGGTGATCCTAACATATCAAAGCTTGGCGAGATATACGGTAAGGTTCCAGTTATATGGAGAACAATGGCTGATAAATACGGCAATGTAAACTCTAACTATGGTTATCAGTGGAAACGTAGAGGCCAACTAGATAAAGTCATTAAAATGTTACGTAGTAACAAAGGCACTAGGCAAGCTGCAATATCCATATACGATGGTAAAGAGCAAGACTCTTATGATACAGATACGCCTTGCACTTATGCTGTACAGTTCACAGTTGTGGACGATAAGCTTAATATGTCTGTTGTAATGCGTTCTAATGACATCTGGTACGGTTTCTGTAACGATCAGTACTGTTTTTCATCTTTACAAATGTTAGTTGCATACGAGACAGGATATGACCTCGGTACATATTACCACTTTGCGCACAATCTACACTTGTATAATGATAAGCTACCTGAATTAAAAACTAGAAACTACCACTTATGATATATTGTATATACCACATACCAGGTAAAAAAGTTGGTGTAACCAACAACATAGAAGATAGAGTCGAACGTCAACAAGGCTACGAGCCTCATGAGTACGAAATAATAGAAATGTCTGACGATATAAGTTATATATCAGACAGAGAAGTATTTTGGCAAAAAGCTTTTGGTTACAAAGTTGACAGACAACTCTACAAAAACTTATTTACTAACAATAAAACAAAATTAAATACTATGAAAATAAATATAACAGAGGCAACAACTACATTCCCTTGCCCTATAAACAAATTGAAAGGCCAGTTGATGGATCAAATGGGTATGCAGTGGGAAACAAGCCATGGCAAGTTTACTATAACACACCCAACTGTAAACTGGATAATGGCTAACGCTAAGGTATCGATGTACAATAATGAAAGGTGCTACATATACAACAAGGCTATGTCTAAGTTCTACGATAAAGACCCACACAGAAATATTATAATTGGCAAAACACATCAAGCTGATCTTGAAAGAATAAATGAAAAGCATTTTAACAAAGAAGCTTGCGAAACGCCTTGCGGTGATTGTGGTGAGAATATATTTGAATGTATCAGAGAGTGGGCCGACGAAAGAGGTCTATACGACAAAGGCGATCCAAAGACTCAATATATAAAACTAATGGAAGAGACTGGTGAAATTGGTAGAGCTATACTTAAAAATGATACTGACGAAATAATAGATGGTATTGGTGATGCTGTGGTTGTACTAACTAACTTAGCTGAGCTTATTGGCGTACCTATTGAAGAGTGTATACAAGAAGCTTATAACGTTATTAGTAAGCGTAAAGGTAAAATGATCAACGGAACATTTGTAAAAAATAACTAATATGACAGAGCAAACAATTAAATTTAGAGATCCAGTAGTCAAAAACGTTGTCAACAAGTTTGTTAAACGTTCTGACGTAGGCTTTGAAAAGTATGGCCAAACATTAGATACTGAACGTACAACTGGTATGAAAGACCTAGTAGGTTATCTTGAAGATGTACAAGAAGAACTAATGGATGCAATACTGTATATTCAAGCTGCACGCGAAGAGCTTAGAGACTTATCTGAAGAAGCTTTAATCAAGAAGTTCGATGAAGAAGAGATCTAAAAAGCGTGGTCCTGTTAGAGCTAAAAAAGTTAGACAGGACGGTATTAACTTTGCTTCAGGGCTAGAGCGATATATGTATCTGGCCCTTAAAAAAGCAAAGATCAAAGCTGCATACGAAGGTGAAACCTACGTCGTGCAAGAAGGCTTTGAGTTTACTCAAGCAGCTTACGAAAAACAGTCTAATGGTAAAGGTGAATATAAAAACAGAGGTAATAAAAAAATACTACCTGTTAGATACACTCCAGACTTTGTGGCCGATACATTTATTATTGAGTGTAAAGGCCGAGCAAACGAAAGTTTTCCAATGCGATGGAAAATGTTTAAAAAGTACGTAAAAGAGAATTTACCACATGTAACTTTATATAAACCTCAAAATCAGAAGGACTGCGACGAAACTATTAAATTAATCCAAAATCAAGATAAATGAAAGAATGGGAATTAAGTTTCGGTACATTTCCGGGACTACTGTTTGGTGTTAGAACATACCAAGAGCAATACAAGACGAATCACGTATTATACGTAGGATTCTTAGACGCATGTTTAACTATTTATAAAAACTAATCAATGAACAATATCCTCTCAGATATTACTGTTCACATGAAGTATGCCAAGTATAATCCCGAGCTTAACCGCCGGGAAACTTGGGAGGAGCTTGTGGATCGTAATGTAGCAATGCACAAAAAGAAATACCCTAACCTAATAGACCAAATCGATGAAGCATATAAACTCGTATATAATAAGAAAATTTTGCCAAGCATGCGTTCGCTACAGTTCGCAGGCAAGCCCATTGAAATATCACCTAATCGCCTATACAACTGTAGCTATTTGCCTGCTGATAGTGTTGATTGTTTTAATGAAATAATGTTCTTGCTCTTGTCTGGTTGTGGCGTAGGCTACTCAGTACAAAAGCATCACATTAAAAACCTACCGGCTATTATTAAGCCGTTTGATAAACGTAGTAGACGTTTTGTTATTGGTGATAGTATTGAAGGTTGGTCTGACGCTGTTAAAGTTTTAGTTAAATCTTATCTTGGCAACAAGCGTACGTCTAAAATATTATTTGATTACACTGACATCAGGCCAAAAGGCGCAAGACTTGTAACGTCTGGTGGTAAAGCACCTGGTCCTCAGCCATTAAAAGAATGTTTAATAAAAATAGAAGGAATATTAAATGCGAAAGAAGACGGATCGACTCTCAGTAGTATTGAGACTCACGATATTATTTGCCATATTGCTGATGCTGTCCTTGCTGGTGGCATAAGACGCGCGGCTTTAATTAGTTTGTTTAGCGCTGCTGACGATGAAATGATCTCCTGTAAGTCAGGTGATTGGTGGGAAACAAACCCACAGCGTGGTAGAGCTAATAACTCTGCTGTATTAATGAGACATAAAATTACTGAAGAGTTTTTTATGGACTTATGGAAACGTGTAGAACTATCTGGAGCTGGTGAGCCTGGTATTTATCTTAACAACGATAAAGACTGGGGAACTAATCCATGCTGCGAGATAGCTTTGCGTCCGTTTCAATTTTGCAACCTATGTGAAGTTAATGTTTCAGATGTAGCTGATCAAGATGATTTTAACGCTAGAGTTAAGGCTGCAGCGTTTATCGGAACACTACAAGCTGGTTACACTGACTTTCATTACCTACGTGAAATATGGAAAGAGACAACAGAGAAAGACGCGCTTATAGGTGTGTCAATGACAGGGATCGGGAGTGCCGCTGTGCTCCAGCTGGATATGAAGGACGCTGCAAGTATCGTAAAGAAAGAAAACGCTCGAGTAGCAAAGCTAATCGGGATAAATAAGTCTGCGCGATGTACAACTGTAAAACCTGCAGGGACGACTTCTCTGGTGCTAGGAACTTCATCTGGTATTCACGCATGGCATAACGATTATTATGTCCGTAGAATGCGCGTAGGAAAAAACGAGGCTATATATACATATTTATCTGTACACCACCCTGAGTTAGTTGAAGACGAGTTCTTCAGACCTCATGACACTGCAGTTATTTCTGTGCCTCAAAAAGCTCCTGAAGGATCAATACTAAGAACCGAATCACCGTTCGATACACTTGAGAGGGTGAAGCGTGTTGCTACTGAATGGGTGAAGCCCGGTCATCGTGTTGGTTCTAATTCACATAACGTGTCAGCTACCATATCATTAAAAGATGATGAGTGGGACGCGGCTGGTAAGTGGATGTGGGACAATAGAGATCATTATAATGGTCTATCAGTATTACCATACAACGGTGGTACGTACACTCAGGCTCCGTTTGAAGACATTGACGAAGCTAAGTTTATTGAAATGTCTAAAGTGTTATCTAATGTTGACTTGACAAAGGTTGTTGAGCTAGATGACAACACAGATCTATCAGGCGAGCTTGCTTGTGCTGGTGGTAACTGTGAAGTAGTTTAATTTAATTTAATTTATTATTATGACAGAATTACAAAGATTGTACAATGAAATGTTAGTGACCTTAGAAAAAGGTATTAATGATCTAGAGAAGTTTGAAGATGGCAATATGTCAGCTGGAACTAGAGTACGTAAGACAATGCAGACAGTTAAAGATCTAGCTCAAAAAACTAGAGTTGCTGTTCAAGAGCAAAAGAACGCTGTAGCTAATTAAATAGCTAGAACGTAAACGATAATCATTATCGATACGTAAAGCGCTTTGCTTATATCAATTTTATGGTCCATAGGGTATTAATTACCTTGTGGACCTTTTTTTATATTAAGTAATTGTTAATTTATGAAACGTTGCTACTAGAAGCTCTACGTCTACCCATGCCAACTTTCTTTTTAGCTCTAACAACTTTAGATTTTTCACCTTGATTCATTTCACCCCAAGACTTTGGTGACTTACTGCTAACTCGTCTAGAAGGTCTACAAACTTTAGTATTTTTGTTTTCGCTAGAACCACAAACATTGCCTTTTTCGTCTTTCCACTCTTCCTTAAACCATCTTTTTAGATTAGCTCCAGCTTGAGTTTTACGAACTTGAAGAGGAGATCTTCTTGTTCTCTTGCCATGCATAGTTCTTCTAGTTTTCATTACTTACCTTTGTTTTTTCTACATTTAGCGATCATACCACTAGCGTAGGCTGAAGGAAATACTTTGTGAGCTCTTTTAGCTTTGTAGTAACAAGCGTCCTTTAGCTTTGCAGGAGAGTTCTTTTTACAACTACCAGGTGCGCATGGAGCCGTACCTTTTACTCTTGAGTAGCCATCATAGCAAGCGCATCCTTTTTTCTTGTAAGGACTGTGGTCGTAACCTTTCTTTCCTAAAGCTAAATGCTCTTCGTAAGTTTCAGCTTTTTCAGTTTTATACATATTGTGGGCTTTAAACCCTTTCTTTTTAACTGGTGAAGCCGTCATTGTGACCGGCGATTTTGTCATTTTATATCCCATAACTTTGCTTTTAACATTTCCATCTTGCTCTAGCAGCTTTACCTCTTTCGCCAGTCCAGCTTTTTGATCTTGCACAAAATGATTTTCTACGCTTAGCGGCTTTACTACCAGGTTTAACCTTTCCAGTAACAGCTGTTTTTAATTTACTACCTGGATTTTCTTTTTTATACTGAGCAACTCCTTTAGCTGTCATGCCAGCTCCTTCCTGTGCAGATCTAAATGTTCTACCTTTTCCTTTGGTAGTCTTTCTCATCGCGACAGGGCTGCTTTCTTGCTTTTTACTTTCTGCTTTTACTTGTGCAACGCCAGCCTTGTTTTCAGACCTTTTTTCACTCATTGTTTTTTCTTCAGCGTGAGTGTGTTTATGCGTGCTTTCTTTTACATTTTCTTGAGCGCCTTCTTGTTCTTTTCTGTTCTTAAATATATTACTTACTATTCTACCAGTACCACCCATCAAAAACTTCCCTGGAGAAGGTTTTATAGGAGAAACAGACGTTTTGTCTATTTGTATTTTTTTTTGTATATAAGCCATTAGTTATTCGTATTAAAATTAGCTACAAAAGAAGAATCATCTTGTATGTCATACTCTAAGTATACTTGAGCAGATCCTTCAGCGTTTGTTAGACGCGCTACAACATCATATTCTGTAGTTATAATTCTTCCACCACACAAAACATCAACCGTGCTACCTACAGGTATAATCACATCTTTTAACAAGTAGTTTCTAGATGTTACATTAGTAGATCTATTTAAAGATCTAATAATAATGTCAACAGTGCAGGCTACATTAACAGTATTGGTAACGAAAAGTTTTTTAAGAGTTAACTTTTCTGCAGCCAAGCCAGTATTACCACCAAGCCCTGAGTATAGTTTTACCTCCGTATTATCTATTAATGATCTTAATATTACTCTCATTACTTTATTATTACTCGCTTTTTTTATATTTCACGCTACGACACGTTGACTACTCCTCTATTGTTCCAAAGTTTATTTCTGTCTCTAGGTCTACTTGTAGGTAGTGTGCTAGCGTCAAGTTGCGAAGCGTCTGTTGTTCCAGCAGCCCCGTCAGCACCATCAGCACCAGCAGGCCCTCTTGCTCCGTCAGCGCCTCTTGCCCCAGCCGCACCTGCAGCACCTGTATCTCCTTTTGCTCCAGCAGGACCTTGTGGTCCTTGAGCTCCATCACCAACTTCAGATGTTATATACCTTCTAAGCTCTTCTATATCTTCCGTTAGCTGTTGTATTGCATATAAAGCAGGCGCTAAGTTTTCAAACATGCCAGCGTCTTCTATATGCTCGCCTCTATCAAACTTGTCTTTAATTTCAGTTTCTTTAGCTGTGTCTATAGACTTAGAGTCTTTTGAACCTCCAGTTTTCTTATTAAATATGTCTGATGATTTTCTATTTCCTAAAGCCATAATTTATGTTGTATATTCCCAAACTATTGTCAGTATTACTTGTGCTGATGCACCAGCGCTTCTTTGAAGAGCTACACCTATAGCATCTCCTGCGGCAAAACTATTAGTATTCATTGTTGTTATTACGGTTGTTTGAGCAGTGCTTAAATCTATACTTGTATTATCAACATGTGTACCGTCTTCTAATTTATCTGTAGTATCTGTTATTTTTGATATTCTTAGCTCACAGCTAGAACCTAAGCTTGTTTGAGACCTTACTGCTATCTTTTTTATAGTACCAGGATAAGGAGCTAAAGTTCTAGTCCAATAATTAGTCATAGGACCTCCGTTAGTACTTTCGTTTAAGTTATTAAAAGGCACATAATTTTTAATGCTAGTATTGTTGCTTAGCTGAAAGTTATGTGTTGTTACGCATATTTGCTTGACTCTATCAGAATCAAAAGTACCAGCTGTTATTTTGCTTGCGTTTAAGCTTGGTATTTGAGCGTCGCCAAGAGTTCCAGCGTTTATCTTACTAGCGTTTAAGTTAGGTATATCGCTATCGACAATCTCACCTCTAATAGTTGCCGATGATTTATCTTCAACGTTACCTAGCGATGCGTCACCCTTAAATTCTGCAAGTGTTCTAGATTTAAGATTACCACTACCACCATCAACAATAACAGCTGTAGCACTAGAACCTTTACCGCCGATTGCAAACGTAGGTATTCCATCTTCATCTATTGAAGCTACGGTAGACCCAGCGCCATTGATGAAGTCAAACGTATGTGTTCCTGCAGAGCTTGCTTCGTCGTAATCAATTCTAAACTTAATACTTTGGGCAGACTCTAAGTGCACATCGTAGCCACCCATTCCTTTTATTAAACCACCGTTTGCGTCAAGGTGATCAGAGAGAGTCATTGTATCAAAAGTCAAGTCGTACTCGTCTGAAGAGGTGCCGCTGCTAGTGTCTGTCCAGTTTATATTTATACCATAACCTTCTTTAAACTTCCAGTGTTTTCCGTCTGATATAACAACGTCTGTAGTATCACCGTCTTCAACGGTGAAAGACATGTCATCTCCAGCGTTAGCGTTTTTAGTTACCTTACCGTCTGAGTCAACAACGAGTATATTTGTTTCAGTAGAAGTTTCTAGGTTTTCTAAATAAACCGTAGTTCTAAATCTACTAATTAAATTCCATATATGCTGACCTATCCATTTCACTAATCGTAGTCTATATATTCAATTACTACCTCTTGACCTTGCTCAATAGCTTTAGCAATGCTTGGGTAAATTCGTTTATACGCGTTAACAGATTTTCCAACAAATCCATCTCTAAGTATAAGGTTGTTTTCTTGGCTATCCCCAACGATAAGACACCCAGCAGTATGCTCGTCAGTGTTTCCAGTATGAATAAGAATATACTCAAAACCAGGAACATCAGTGACGTGAAGCATACCACGATGTATGCCAGGGTATTTTTTATCATAACGCGCATGGAAACCTCCTTCTTTTCTTAATTCTATTTTGTACGTGCCCGCAGGTATTCTAGTTTCACCTTTAACCTTTAGAGCTCTTTGCTCGTCTTCCAACGTGTAGCATAAAAAGTGTCTGCCCAAATCGTTTACTTCAAACAATAGGCCATGCGTGCAATCTACTTGCGAGCTAAATCTTAATACTTCTAATTTCATTACGACTTAGTGTAGTATGAATACTCTACTATACAAGCAGCCGTGTCAGCTTGAACCTCTATTCCTGTGCTAGGATTTATAGGTAGCCACAACCATTCGCCAGCCGTTAACTTAGCAAAAGCTGTGCCGCCATCAGTTTTTACTGTTACAAAGTTCGTAGTGTCAGTGTTTTTAATATATATGTGCGTGACAGCTGAAACGCTGCTAGCTACTAAAACGGTTGCCGAACCATGCGCTATGCTCAGCCTGTTGTTAGAAACAGAAGGAGCAGCGTCTACAGTTAAACTGTCTGACTCAGTTAAAGATAAAGCGTTAGTAGATACTTGACCAGCACTAGCCTGTAGCGTTAATGTTGCTTTTAATGTTGCCATTTTATTATTATTTATTTGTTATTCACAAGCTCTAATACCTGCTAATTCTTTTTCTAATTCATTTATTCTGTCATCATTTTCATTGATGATTTTTATTTTTTTTTCAAGCCTTTGCTCTAACACCATAATATCCTCTTCTAGCTGACCTATTTGACTATAGGCTATACCCATAGTAAAGATAATACCTATTATCCATATTATGTTACCTACTGATATTTCTAGATTTTTACTTATCATTTCTCTTGATAAACTCTAATATTATGTCAATTTTTCTCATCATTTCGTTTATATTGTCTGCGGCTTTCTCGTGATGGCGTGAAAACTGATTTTTAACCTCATATAAACTGAATACTAAAAACCTGTAAAGAGCGTATAAAGCGCCTAAAAGAAGCACTAGAGGCAACCCATAACCTTCTATTAATTTTAAAATTTCTTCCATGTTAAGATCCAAAAAACATTTTAGCAAGAGCAGCGGCGACTATACCATATATAACCCACATAGCTCTAGCTAAAGTTTTTCGAGCCGATGTGTTTTGGTTAACTCTAGCAGTAACACCTTTATCAGGGTCTAGTAATTGCTTAGTAAGCGTATCTAGCTTCTCGTCCATCTTGTCGAGTTTCTTATCCATTTGATCCATTCTCTGCTGCATTAATGCTATTTCTTTATCAACCGTTGCCATTGTTTTATTATTACATATTAATCGTGGTAGTAACAGTTACCAGATTTAGAGTTAGTTTTCATTTTACATCTTTTGCCATCTGGCTTAATATGCTTACACTGTTTTTTCTCTCCAGTTTCGTTTTGCTCCACTTTTTCGTGAACAGTACAAAACCCATCTTTAACTGGTTTTCTTTTACATCTATTACCTTTAGAGCTTATAGCGGCACAAGTAGCTTCTTCACCTTCTTTTTTCTGCTTTTCAATATTCTCTTTAACTTTTTGCTCGTTCTCCTTAACCTCTTGTTCTTTCTTTTCTTGCTTTTTCTTTTCAGCTTGTTCTTTTCGATCTTTAGCTTTTTTAGCATCAAGCTCTTGTTCAACCTTAAGCTGATTCATACGCTTGGTATCTAATGTAACTACGTACTCGTTTTCTTTACCTTCGTTTTTAATAACCTCAGTTCCAACGTTTAAGTCCCAAGCGCTCCAACCTAAGAACAACATCATACGCTGCGTGTTGCTGTTATCTTTATTTAAGGCTTCTCTTATGTTATCTATTTTACGTATAGCTCTAGCCATCGGTAAGTTTGTTGTAGCCTCAACCACGTTACCAATAGCCTGCCAAGCAGGGCTATCGTAATCTAACATAGACATTTCGCTCATTACATCTCTACTAAACTTACGGGTTCTACCTGCAGAGTAAAGTTTTCGAGCTTTTGACCCAAGTGGTGGAGATACATTTAAAGCCTCAATAACAACTTGAGCGTAGTCTGCTCTCCACCCTTTAGCGTCTTCCTCCATGTATTTCATAATCGCGTTTTTAAGAGTAGCAAGGGCAGCTCCATATATACCAGATCCTCTAGCTAAAGAGTCAAACATACTATTTAATATTCTAGAGTGTTTAGTGTCTTCGGTTCTATCTTTAGCCGCTTGCTGTGCTTCTGTCAACTCTTCGTCGTCATCAAAAGCTAAAGCAAACAATGCGTTTTGCATAGCTGCAAATATAAAGTTTTGGACAGCGCCATAGTAAACTATTCTTGAAACGTTGCTTCTCCAGTCGCCTCTACCATTTATTAAATCACCAGCAGCTTTTTTTATAAGTCTGTTGTACTGCATTGGTGTGTTGGCAAAAGCAAGTATAATTCTACCTAAGTTAGAAGCTTGTTGCTGTGATATTTTATCAGGTCTAGCCGACTGCTGAGTTTCTTCTGCTATTTCTTGAAAGTCTAAAAAAGCTTGAGACTCAGCTTCAGCTTGAGACATACCTTGTTTTAAGTATTTGTTAACTCTATTTCTATAAAATGAAGCACCACCAGAAGCAATAGCAAAGCTATCCGCTATTTGTGTTGGTGTAAAACCTATTTTAAGTAGATAGCCTAAAGCGGCTTTAGCTTTATTTGTAGCACCAGCAACAGCGTTTGCAAGTTCTGCCTCATTTACGTTAGTAGCTAGACCAGCTCTTCTGTTTCTTAAAAAGTCAGAGTTAAACAGAAAGCTAAAATCAGACCAATATTGTTTTTGGTTAGCAAAAGCTTTACCAGCTTTAAATATGTTATTGTCCTCAAAGTTAATAAAGTTAACTGTAGACAAGGTTTGTAGCACAGCCGATCTAGCGTTAAAGAACATAATAGCACCAACAGAGTTGTTGATCCAGTTGTTCCATGCGTTTTCAAACCTAGTAGCGCCTTTTCTACGGTTTTGGCCAGTCTCCATACGGTATAATATATCCTCTAGAGCTGATCTAAAGTTACTACCATATATAGCTTCGATTTTATTTAAGTTGTCTGGCGAAAATATTATATCTTTGTTTTCTAAAAACTCAGCTAAAAACTGTTTTCTACCAATTCTACTAGTAGCGTTTTGTAAGTCAAAGGCAATGTTCTCAACGTCCCAATTTTCAGTAGGCTCTAAATAACCTTGCTCTTGTCTAGATATTTTACCTAGCGCGTCAGCGTAAGCCATAAGCTCTTGATTCTGCCTAACTAAGTTTGTCATGTTAATTTTAGCCGAGTTAGATAGTCCAGGAATATCATAACCAGCTTTATCAAATAAATAAACTCTTACAGCCATGTCGTAAGTATATTTGCCGCCCTCTGTAAGTTTACCTAATAGCTTCTTTACACTAGGAAACTCTTTTTGCAAAGCTTTATAATCGTCTCTAATAGCTTGCTTCTGTTGGCTCATAGCTCTGTCTGCTCTAGCAAAAGGCTTTATTAAAGCCTCTTCAAAAAACTTTACGTCTACGTCTCCCTGTGCTCCTGTACCAGCGAAGTATCTAAGTAAACCGGCAAAGTCTTCTGCTGAAGGAGGAACAAAAAAGGTAAATCTACCTTTGTTTTTACCTCTTCTTCTAGCTTCAACTCTAGAAAATGTTTTTTGAGCTCCAACGCCTTTGGTTCTTTCAAGCATTTGGTTAAACGTATCGTTAAACTCTTTACTGAAGTTAATTCTTGCTTGAACAGACTTTCCTTTAACGTCCAATGCGTCAAACACACGTTTAACAGCCTTAACGTTTGATAGAGCGTCGTCAACAAAATACATGTCGTTATAGCCTTCAGCGTACTTTTGCACAAACCATTGCGCTTTTGCTTCACCCTCGCTTTTACCTAGTCCAGTAATATTTTCTAAAGGTATATTTATACCTTGATCTTTTAGAAACTGATGTATTGGACTAGCGGAAGCAGCAGGTCTAGCAGTTAATACATACACGTTGTCTGACCCATACTTTTTAATTTGATTCTTCATCTTTTGTAAAAGAGGACCAGGTGTTCCATCTACTACTTTATTAAACTCTGAAAAATCATACTCAGCACCTTGAGCAAGTAAGTCCGCTCCACGTAGAGCAAAGTCTTCAGCGTTGATTCTATCTTTTATATAGCCTTTCGTGAAGTCGTCCATTTCTTTAACGAACTCGGCTGGTAGCGCTTCTCCTTGTTTTAAGTTGTCTGTGTTTATTTCCACAAAGCCTTTAGCAGAGTATGGAAAAAATGTTACCATCTCTTTAAATGCTTTTTTGTTTTTCTTAGCTGACTCTATACTGTTTCTAACAGTAGCATCGGTTAGTCTTCTTTCAGATCTATTTTTGTTTCTTTCCAGTGCATTCTCTAAAGATGACTCAACAAATACTATTTGAACATCGTAACCAGCGTCTTTAAAATCTCTAGCCATGCTTTCAAACTGAACGCCAACAGCGCCTGTACCATCAATAACCACACCATCACCTTGACCTCTTAGTCTCGATGCTTTATTTTTAGCCGAAACAGCAGCTTCTCCTTGCAAGCTTCTCCACTTATCAGATTGTTCTCTGGTAAAGTCGTTCATGTCTTGTGGTAACCCACTATTCTTAGTTAACCAATCTAAGGCTACATCTTGATTTATATATTTAAACCCTTGTTTTCTTAAGCCTAACTGCTTTACTATAGTTGTTTTACCTGCACCAGCGTTACCAGCAAGCAGTATAGCTTTTCTTTTTGGCTGAGGCTTGCCGCTTGGATTAGGCATTGTTAATCTAATACCAGACTTGGTAAAGGCTAACGTGTCGTCAAAGTCAAAAGTAGACATACCTTGAGGCTCAGCGCTTTTCTTTAAGCTTAAAGCGTTGTTTCTAGCTTTAGTATACTTTTTAGCATTTTCTATTTTTTTATCTATCTCTACTCTAGTATAAGGCTCTCCGATTAATTCACCAGTACTTATGTCTCTAATAGTTTCAAGTTCCGCAAAAGGTATAGTTAAAGAGTTGTAATATCTAAACCAACTAGGATCAACTCCAAATTGATAACCAGCGTTCATTAAGCTTTGTAGTCCTTGAGCTTTTAAAACGTTGTCCATTGTTTTAGGTATAACAGCTACAGTATAGTCCTTGTAAAACTCGTTAATGTCTTTTATGCCACCTTTTTTATGCTCTTGTATTATTTTTATAGCCATGTAGTTAGCAGGTATCATGTGCTCGTACTCCGCTAGCGATCCTAATTGTTTAGGATTCATGTTTTTAACACTATCCGCTATATACCTTAAATTAGCGGCTCTTCTTATAGGCGCTTTCATTTGGCTGTTTGCACTTATCATAAACATAGCTAAACGCACGTCGTTGTTACCAACTACGTTTAGTGCCATGTTTATAACCTCTCTAACTTCTGTAGCTTCAGCTAAACTGTCCTCGTAACTGCCTTTTTCTACGGCGTACTTACTATCTTGAGGTATGAGCTTAGTGTTAGCAGCATCGTATATTTCCTGCGTCATACCTGGTATTTGCAAAACTCCCCAATTCATAAAGTCAGCCGCGCTATCAAACACCTGGTATCTTTGATCACTAAACTCAGTTCTAGGCTCACCATCTTTCATTAGTTGATCAGGTGTAACTTCATATAGCTTTCCGTTCTTGTCAACCTTAAACTTTCCTCTACCTATCTGAGCAGCACCAGCGTACATAGGTTTTAATATAGCCATGACTCTAGCTACTTCAGCTAAAGTATAGTTTACTCCTGTTTTTGGGTTAATAGTATTCAGCAACGCTTTACCAATGTCGCTAGGCGTTTTTCTTGCATCAGACGCTAGATCTATATCGTCGTATAAATCTGAGCCTTTAACCTGCTTGTTTTGTATTTTTATGTTTAAAAGCTTTACTATATTGTCTGCTTCTTCGGTAAAGTTATTAGCAACGTAGTTACCCCATTTAAAACCGTCTTCATCTAACATAGAGTCTGCCACGGGCTTAAAGTACTTAGCCATCTTTACAATATCTTTAGCTATTCCACCCAAGGTAGACGCTGGTATCTCGCCTTTAAACACGCTAACTAAAATGTCTCTTACTTCTTTCCAGTCTGCTACATCTTTTAAAGAAGGATTTATTAATGCGGATATTTGAGGTATTTCGCTGATAAATAAACTTTTCTTAGCAGGAGATAATCCTCTAAATTCTTTACTGAAAGCCAGGGCGCTTCTACCATCTCCAAACAAAGCTACGGCAGCTGTTTCAGCTGTACCGTTCTTGATGTCGTTCATTCTAACACCTTGGTTAGCTGTTATAGCCGCAGCTTGCTTTATAAGTTCTCTTATGTTGCCGTCAAACTTAGTTCCGGTCATAAAAGATCCATCTGGATTTATACCAAACTCTGCCCAAAACTGCTCTTTAGTTATGTCAGTTCTTTTTGTTTGAGCCTCTTTACCAACGGCACTACCACTTTGCTTCATTGATATTCGTTCGCCTTTGTTGTAAAACACGCCAAGCCCAGTGTTAGCAACTAGAGTTGATTGACCAGACACTGTTTCACCCTCTGGCAAAGCAAAATCTCTAAGGTCTTTCCAGTTTTCTTTTATCGCGTTCTGCGCGTTAATTCTAAGGTTATTACTAAGAGTTTGGTTAGCTAATACTCTATTAGCCGGCACCCCAAATTTTTCAGCAACAATTTCCATTATATTAAACAACGATCCAGTTGAAACAACATCAGAAGACTTTGTTGGCACAACTAACTTTCCCTTTTTGTTCTTTACCTTCTGAACATCAGACACAGCTTTTTTAGCGTCTACATAAGCTAAACCAGTAGAGGTAACGTTTGACTCAGCTATAGCGTTTGATATGGCCTCCATATTTAACCCAAATGCACTAGCAAAAACCCCAGGTATAACAGCTTGCTCTCTAGCCTCTGTGTGACTAAGGTTTTGCTGCTCAAACGACTGTATCATATTATTACCCTCGTCCACAAGCATATCACCAAATGTAGCTCCGTCACCAATGTTTTTATCTAAAGACACGGTGTCACCACCCTTGTCTTTTTTATATTGGTTCATTACATCACCCTTAGCTCTAAATATAATAGACTTACCTTGACCACCAGCAACACCTGTTAACCAGCCGAATAAACTACCGTTTGTAGCGACTACATCAAAGCCTCTTCCTCTCTCACCTGTCTTCTTATTTATTTTCCCTAAATATCTTAACCCTATTTCTTCTTTTACTTTTCTAGTAAACTCGTCTAGAGCAGCCCCCTTAAGACCGAACTCAGTCATACCTCTTTTTATAATACCATCAAGAGATGTTGAGTCTACTATTTGAGTATAAGCGTTGTAGTAATCCTCAGACTGTTTAAATTCTTCTTGAGTATTATACTTAGGAGTTCCGTCTTCGTTTAAAGTGTACTGGTCGAAATCAGACTTTAAGTCCCCGTCTTCCTTAGACATTCTAGACTCTGCAGACTGCATGTAGCCTAACTCTTGCAACAACTTGTTATACTCTCTACTTCCATAAGCTATCTCACCAGAAACCCTAGCTCCTTGAGACATAGTTCTTCTCATGCCGGCGCTTAAGTTTTTACCTTTAGCTACAGTATTATTGTAGTCTCTAACAAAGTTAAAAACATCTTCAGCCGAGTCAAAGTTTACTCTAACGCCTATAGCAGAAAAAGCCCTACGTATTATGTCACCTATTTTAGTAAAAGTTGTTTCATTAAACTTAATTTCACCGTTAGCTAACGCATCAGAAAACAGAGTTAAAGTTTCTTCAGCTGCAACTATCTCGCCCTGACTAGCTCTATATCCTTCTAGTCTTCTTCTAAAGTCTGTGTTTCTTACGTTTTTAGGATCGATGTTAAGTAAATAACTTTCTAAAGCTCTACCAACAGCTAACGCTGTCTCTGGATTATTAGCAAAAGTTTTGTTTAGTAGAACATGCATGAACTCGTGAGCAGCAACGTTTCCTCTACCCATGTTTATAGCTGACTCTTTGTTTATAACAATAGTTTGCCTACCGTTTCTCATTGGAGTAGTAAACCCATGTGTTGTTTTAAAATCGTCTACGTTGTTTTGCGCCTCTTGAACAATAGCCTCGTAGTTAATACCAGCGTCAAGTAATTGTTTGTTACTTATTTCCACGCCAGTATAAGCGTCAACAAACATTCTTTTGCCTGTTTCAGCATTAATAAAGGTTTGTACTTCAGTGTTAAGTCTATCTAAAGAAACTTGATTTAAACTGTTTTCTACTATTCCGTCTATAGCTAAGTCTCTAGCTTGTTCTCTAGGTACTGAAACTATGTTTATGTTGTCAAGTTTAAGCCTGTCTTTCCACTTTTGTATTAAGCTTGTTCCTTTCTTAAGATCTTCAGCGCTTTGTCTTTCGTTTATTTTAGCTAAAACAGGATCTAGTATTTCATTGTTCTGCTCTTGAAGAGATTGAAAAAGAGCTTTGTCATTTTTGTATTCTTGAGAGTCTCTATTTAGTTCGCTATTTTTCCATTTATTTGTTATTTCTTCTAGCTTTTTCTTGTTGTCTTCAACCGTTTTCACCTGGTCTGGATCTAACATGCTAATAGCTTCTATCTCGTTAGCGGCTGTTCTGTCGTTTATTTCTAACTGAGCGTTGTTTGTTTCAATCTCAATGTCTGTACCTTCTAAAAGCTCAGACATTTGATCGTAAGCTTCAAAATCTCTTTTAATAACAATTTTAGTGTCAGCTGTTAACTCACCGTTTTCTTTCATTTTTTTCGCGGCTTCATAAGCTTCTTCAGCTGTGTCGTAGGTTACTTTTCCTACTTGGTATTTTGGCTTACTTATTTTATTGTTTATAAAGCTTTTTGCTCTACCCCCAAGCTTCAGCGCTCCAAACATACCTTGTATCGCTGCTGTTGATATAAACGTTTGCTCGTAAAAGTCAGCGTCCATACCCTCTGTTAGAGGTCTACCATCAATAAGATTTGTTGGCGGCTGAGCAATTATTTCCTCCATCATCTCACCGATCATACCGTTCCAACCACCTCTTTCTTGCACTTTATTAATAAACGCAACGGTATCGTTTGGCTTTATTCCAAACTTTTTCATGAACCTACCCATAAACATTCTAGCGCCGATGTTGTCTAAAGCGTCTAAGCCTGTCGCTCCTTTTATATACTTTGATATACCGGGAAGATATGCTCCAAATCTTTCAGAAGCAAATTGAACCCACTCTTTACCGTATTCTTTAGCAAAAGCTTCTTTAAACGACTGGCCTTCAGATATTTCGTTGATAACTTCTACGTAAGTGTCTCCAACTTCAGAGTAAGATATAGCCATTTCAGGAGTCATACCAGCGTAAGTATTACCTATTACTCTAGGTGTACCTATAGTTGTCATAGTGGTTGTACCAGCTAGAAATTGAAGAGTTTTTGCTGTAGCTCCGTTTGGATCTATAATTAATTTAGGATTTTTAACACTACCTAATATTGGAAACTTTTTTTCTAGCTTAGCTGTAAGATTAAATCCTTTAGATGACTTTGAGTAAGCTTTTAAAACATCGTCACCATACTTAGCTAAGTAGGTTAACCCTAGCTTGTTTATAGAGTTTATCCCCAGCTTAACACCTTTGCTAGCCCAACCAGCTGGAGTATACATTAAAGCAAACTCAGCCATCATTCTAATAGAACTAGACAAACCAAACCCAGAGGCGTAGGCGTTAGATAAACTGCTAGCTTTACTTTGCATCTGCGCGTTTGATACGTACATCTTAAGCATTAACTTTTCACCTTCAGACCTTTCTTCAACTGGCTTGTCTGTTATTTTCTTAATAGCTCTCTTGTCTAGTAAGTCTACTACGTCTCCGACGATAGGTATATAGTCTGCAAGATTAGCGTCAGCAAGACCCATGTAGAAGTTCCTAAGACCTAATCCGCTCATTTTTTCTGGAGCATCTATTATTTCTAAAGCTAAATCGTAAGCCTCTTGTTCTTCACTGTCTAAGCTACCATTCTCTTTTCTTATCTTGTCGAGCTGCTGTATAGCTTTGTTAGCAGAGTTTATTAGTTCTGCAGAGCTTTTTTGACCGTCCGCGTCATAAGCTAGCTTTTCGTATGCTTTATAGAAGTACTCTTCTTTCATTATTTGTACTTCATCCGCGCTGTATCCAGTTTCTATTAAACCACGCTCAACGGCCTCCCACTCAATGCTCAGGGCCATGTTTTTGTTTTCCGTAGTCATCTGCGCAAAACCATCTCGTGACAGCCTAGTAAAAGAAGATGCTACAACACTGTCTGGTATAGTGGTTGTACCAGGGTTCCATTGCTGCGTGTATTCATTTTGAAGCTCTTTGACTTTTGCATTCCAAGCGTTAGCCATGTTTTCGTTAAGATCAGAAGCTACTTCTTTTGTTTTTAGCTTCCAAAGCTCATCTTTTTTCTTGTTGTACTCTACCTCAAATTCACTAAACTCTATCTCTTGATCAGAGTTAACCTGCTCTATAACAGCGTCAATTTCTTTCTTGAAGTTTTCGTTAAGCCATTTGTTTGCTTTTTCAGTTATTGCGTCTAACTCTTCTTGAGTTTTTGGCTGTGGACCAAACTCCCCAGACTTTACAAGATCTTCTACTTCTTTGTTTAGTCTGTTAGATATTTCTTTAGCTTTTTTATCTACTATTTTTTGTGATTTGTTTTTTATTTTAAGCTGAAAATCTAGCAGCTCTGGCTCAAGCTCTTGATCAATGCTATTTGTTATAGCTTCTTCGTTTGCTTGTATAAGGTCGGCATATTGTTGTTCATAGTACGTATTAAACTCTGCATAAGCAGGTTCTATATAATTAGAAAAGTCAGAGTTTAATTTTTCTTGATCGTAAGCTATCTCCTTGTACTCATCAAAAGTTCCTGTAAAAGTACCATCTGCTACTCTTTGTTCGTAAGCTTCTTTTGTTTTTTGTAACGCTATATCGTTTTTATCATCAACATAATTTAACAGATCTACTGTTGTCATTATATTGGCTTGTACGTCTTCTTCAGTAAGACCTAATTCCTTCAGCTCTGCTTTTTGCTCTTCGGTTAAATCCTCTTGAAACTCTAATGATTGTTCGTTTGTGTTACCCTTGTTGTTTAATATATTTTCAGTAACGTCGCTAGCGCTTTCTTGCTTTTCACTTATTAAACTGTTGCCTAGTAATTTTTTAGCTTTCTCAGACTCTTCATACATGAACATTTTTCGATAGAACTCGTCTATTCTAGCTTGCGTTATAGGCTCGTGGTTAGTGACAGATTTTCCATCTACCATTGTCATAACCTGTGGATTTCTTAAGTCCACAAAAGTTCCATCGTCCATTCTTTGAACGCCGCTTATGATTGTAGATCCTTTTACCCTTCTAGACTTTTTTCTTCCTTTTTCATCGTAGTAAGTTACATACTTGCTTTCTTGATATATAGGCTTAATTTCCGCCATAAAGTCAGCGTACGTTCCGTCGTGATGAAAGTTTTTCTTACCGTACAGATCGTACATTTCTTGAGAAGCGTCAACTATAGTTTGCTGATCGTTTTCGTCAAACTCTTCGCCTGTTACTGCTTGGTAGTACTCTTTATAGGCTTGTGTAAATGTTACGTCTTGTAGATCTGTTTTTCTTGTAGGTAAGACTATTCTAGTCTCTTCTCCGTCTTTGTTAGTTATTATAATGTCATCTTTACCAAAGCCTGGAAACTGAATGCCTCTATCAAACTCGAAGCTAGAGTCTTCTCCATGGAATTCTTTAAGCTTGTCTCTTAGCTCTTTTTCAGGGCTGTAGTCAGAGGCCATTTCTTCAGGTCTATCTTGTGCAGCTATAATAAACTCATCAAAGCTTAATACACGGTCTGCTTGAATCTCAACCTCAGGTAGTACATCGCCAATGGGTTTATCTTCTGTCTTTTGTGAATCCGAAGAAATATCTTCCGACTCTGATCCCGTATTCGACGTGTCGCTTGGATCTGTTGTCGTCACGTCTACTTCGTTTCCCTCTGGATGTGTTTCAGGATCTTCAGTTCCGTCATGCATTTTGAACGGAGCATCTATCTTTAGTTTTGCGTTTGGAAATTTTTTAAGGAAAGCTTGTTCCTTGTCTTCTGGAATGTTATAGACTTTATCGTCTACTGAATATCTAGGCATGATAATAAATTTTTAATTACTCTTCTTCTACGTCCTAATTAGTTGCAAAGCTTACGGACGAAGATGTAACCTCACTTTGGCTATATTTATTATCACTTGATTTACTCAGTATTTGACTCTAAAAATTGCTCAAATCCTTCTTCAAAAGTATTACCCACTGGATTGCTGGGAATACCTTTATTGTTGCTTGCTACTTGATATTTGTTATAGGTACTTCTAGACATCTCTAAATAATACTCTTTAATCTCTTCTCTCAAAGCATCTACAAAGCCTTCTTTTTTCCAAAGATCCGACGAAGGGTTTAAGTCTTCCTCACTCAAGCCTGTGTTGGCTGCGGCAAAGTCTTCTATAAAGCTTCTACCAGTTCCATTTAAGTCATCATACATCCAAGACATAAGCTGGTTGTCATTAGCGTCTCTAAGCATGTAGTCTAAGTCTGATTGAATAGCGCCTTCGTCAAAACTTAAGTTATCTTTAACTGATTTACGTAAAGCATCTCGTTGATTTTTTAACGCTGTCCTGCTTCTTTCGTCTATTTTATACACGCCCTCCGTAGCTTGCTCTAAAGTCATTTGCTTTGGTTCACCTGTGGTTGGATCTTTAATAGTAAAAGTCATTTGCCCGTCAATCATCTGAACAGGTGCGTTTTTAGAAAATATTTCGTTTAAGTAGTGTTTTTTTTCTTGACTAGAACCATTAGAGTAAGTGCTAATACCGTTTCCTTCAGGTCCATATCCATTTGCAGTAACCCATTCTAGTTTAGCATCTTGAAGCTCTTTCATTCTATTATTCATGTTGATAGAGTTATCTTCTATCTCTTGCATTTTAAGCTTTAAGTTTTTATACCTTTTTCCTCCATATCTTGTTTTAGCGGCTTCGTTTTTTAGTCTTGCTAACTCTTCTTTTTGAGCTGTAAAGTATTCTGTGGCCATGTTTTGTCCATTACCAAAGCCTTTAAAACCCTCTGCGCTAGCCTCGTTTATATCGTAAGCTTCTAATTCTTTTTTAGCTAAAACTTCAACTTGACTTTTGTATGCGTCTGCAACGGCGTCTATTTGAGATCTAATATCGCCGTAATTAACTTGCTTTGGAGAACTTTTTCTGTAGTTAGCGATGAAACCAGCGTCACCACCACCAAACTTCATAGGTGATTTTTTACTGTGTAGGGGAAAGTAAGACTTAAATGTTGCTGGAGAATCATTTTCTTCGTATTGATTTTCTTCAGCTTGATCAATCTCCTCTTCCTCCATCTGATCCCATTGTTTTTCGCTAAACTCCTGGTCTCTTCTTTCTTTTTCAGCCTTGCCAGCATCTGTCAAGTTACCGTCTTTATCAGCGTAACCTTTATCTTGCATTTCTTTCAGCTGATCTTTTTGAGCTTTTTTATCTTTTCTTAAAGCTTTCTTGTCAGCTCTTTTAGCTTGACGCATTTCTTTACGATCTGCAAAGCCTAGTTCTTGAGCCTCTTCTTTTCGTCTTAACTGTCTTTCAGTGTTACCAGATATTAAATCTTCTACGTTTTTTAAATCTGAAGCTACTTTACCCCAGTCAACTCTAGATGTCCAGCTTCCAGGAACTGATGCTCCCGCTCCGAACGACTTTCCGCTACCAAAAGTTTTATTGTCTTTTTTTTCTTCAGCCATAATTATATTTTATTTTTTGTTACCTTTAATAGATTTAGCTACTACGTCAATTAAATTGTAGTTTACTATGTCAGGCTTTCCTGGTCTACTAACAACCGCGTATGAAGGTACTTCGTCGGACATAACACCTTGAAACTTACCTTTACCGTGTTTTTTGTTTTTGTACTCAAAGTTGTATACGTTAAGACCACTAGGAGACTCACCAACTTTCTTAATGTTTTTCTTCATAGATCTTTCAGAAAGCATACCCGCAACACCGCCAATTATACCTGCGCCTCCACCGACAATATCTGCTGTCGACTGATCAACTGCTCCTTGAGCGTTAGCCGCGTCTTCTCTAGACATGTTCATTAGATTAGCGTTCATGTCAGCTTGTCTTGATTGACGTTCTGATTCTCCTTGAGCCTTCGCCATTTGGTTAGCGCCGGCAGCTTGAGCTGAAGCTTTAGTATTAGCAGACTCTTGAGCACCTATACTAGCTGACGCTTGCTGAGCTTGTTGATTTGCCGCGCCCATCATAGCTTGAATATTACCAGCGTCAAAACCACCTGCCTGTTCCATGCTACCCATCATGTTAGCCTGCTGTTGCTCCATAGCCTTTCTTTGAAACTCAGCTTGCTGCGTGTTAACAGTTAGGTCTTCCATAGTGTTTTCAAGATCTTCGTATGGATTTGTTATTTCCGTATTTCTATATGCCTCCTTATCCAACGCGGCTTGCTCGTTAGCCGCTTTTAAGGCTTCCTTCTTCTTACCTCTACCTATTAGACCACCAGCCAACTGAGCTACGGCTCCTAAGAATTTCATAGGGCTGTTACTGTAGTGTATTGGATCGTTATTTTTATTGCTCATACTTTTTAATTTACTATACTATTATTACTTTTTTATACGCTTATTTACTACTTTGAGCTATCTCAGCGCTGACGTTAAATATCTCAGCTCTATCTGTAGAATCGTTTATCATCTTGATTTCTGCATAGTAACCTAACAAAGAACTGATGTTAGCCATGCTACTTTTGCTAAAGAACAAGAAGTCTCCAGCCGCGGGAGGAGTTATGGTTACATCAGCATCGACGTATATATACCCATAGCCATTAAGTCTTCTTATCTCCTCTATAGGCCCAACTTTAGATATATTGTTAAAACTTTGCACCGTATCAAAACCGCTGTCAAAAGTTTCTGGAGAACAAAATAAAGTGTCTCCTACTTGAACAGAGTTGTTTATATTACCGGTTATTTTTATAGTTATTAATGCCATTTAATTATTTTATGTTAGCTGTACTTTTTGAGTTTTTAAGGTATCTACTGGATCAAAAGTGTTAGACGTGCCTGTTCCAGTGTACTTTATAGTATAAGTAACCTTACCGTTAGCGTCTCCATCAGAGTTAGCGCTTAAAGCGTAAGACACTTCCCATCTTGAAATATCGTCAACAGACAGCGCCATATCATGCTCTCCAGCGCCAGTTCCAAAAGAAAGGCCACTATCAGTTTCTATAACTACAGTAGCTACAGTTCTTTGCGTTGTGCCAACCGTTGTGCCACCATCGCTAGAAACGGTAAACACGTCATTTTCACTACTGTCATCAGACGCATTTACAGTCTGCGTAGCTGAATAACCTGTTCCAGCGGTTAAAATTGGAGTTTCAGTGCCGGCGGTGTTTACTATAGCAACAGTAAATGATTGGCCTGAAGTAGATGCTGTAACTTCTTCAGATTCTCTTATTTTTACAGTGTAAACGACGTCTTCCGTTATAGTTAAGCTACCAAACAAAACATCAACTAAAACTGTTCCAAAAGCCCCATCAGAGTAAGAGACCGTTATATCGTTAGTGTTAGCTGTGCCGGCGTTCGTAGTTATTGTTAGACCTGTTGTCGAAAAGTCTGCTGCGGCAGCAAGGTCAAAACCTAAGTTTGGTGTTATAACCATAGAAAGACTTTGCAGCGTATTTTGATTGTCACCGTCCATTACCTCAGCTGAAATTCCTTGAACACTAGCGTTAGCTAAAGATAAGCCTGTTGTGTTATCAACCATTACTACACTTACGTTTCTAGTTAAAGAGTCAGGTATTACCTGCTCTTCAACTTCAACATCACCATCGTTCATTGTTGGGCTAGGGAAGGTTACTAAGTCAAGAGCTGAAATACCATCGTCGCTTGGATCTGGGTTGTCAGCTTGACCTTGGTAAGAATACGTGTACGTAACCGCTGTGGGTTGACCTTCACCGTTGTAAGTATACACTTCAGTATAAGACCAGTGAGATGCTGTATTAAAAGCTTCTGTAGGATCAAAGTCATCAGCAGAGAACACATAGCCCGGTTGAGCCGTGAAAGTTGCAGAGAACGTCTCTTGTGCTGCTCCAGACGTGCTATATAGTTGACTTTGTCCAGATAAATTAAACGTTGCGTTTCCTGAAGCATCGTATGACGGCGCAAACACAGAGTAATCACTTAACCCGCTTATGTCATACGTGTAGTTTACTGGCTGATTTATTGTTACTTGAAACTCGTGGTCTTGACAAATGTCAACAAGGTCAACCTCTATAGGTATAGCGTAGGACGTGTTTGAAGAAATAACAGCTGAACTTAGCGTTACAGTTAGGGTTATAGTATTTCCAGGCATGATCGTTTGAGCACTAGGCACACTAACTGAAGTGATGCCGCTAGGTAAGGTTCCTACTGTTATGTTTGCAGATGTAATTGCACCGCAAGCTGGAGCTGTAAGCACTATTGATTGCGTGCCTAAAGTATTTTGATTAGCACCGTTTTGTATGGTGCTTGATGGAACAACTACAGTAGTAGTACTGGCTCCATCTCCAGTTAACGTAGTAGTTAAAGAAACCGTGCTAGTGCCAAAAGTTGCTCCGCCAAAGCCAATAGAGTCTATTCTACCTAGTCCTTGTACGTTAAACTCTTGTGATGTTGGTAAGTTACTACCGTCTAGCTCATCACCATGTATGTAATTAAACCATTTACCTTCTTTTTCCTTAAACTCATGTATAGAACCTCTTTGCTTGTCTGTTATTATGCTTTCTACAGACCAGCCGTTTACAGCTGTGTTATTGTAGTATTCGTTATCGCTAAAAATTAAAGCGTCGCCACCTCCCACCGTGGCAGCAACATTGTCTACTAAGGTTAGCGAGGTACCACTTATAGACTTTACAACGCCTACTTTAATACCGTCGTCGAGGCTTACTGTTTGTCCAGCTGCTATAGCGGTGTTTGATGTTGCTAAAGTTATGCTGTCACTAGATCCGCTAGAAACTGAAGCGCCACTATTATCTACAGAAACATCAGGCTTTATAATCTTAGACTGAGTTCCCTCGTAGTTTATAGCTTGAAAGCTTTTGACAGCAGCAGGTGCATCGTTAAATATAGTTGTTATAGAAGACTTGTATTGCGTGCCATAATAGTTACATCTAGCAACGTCGCCACCACTGTAGTTTTTCTCATCGTGCAAGTAAACTAAGCCTCCGACCATCGTGTAATAGTTAGAGTCAAGAGAAACACCAGCGTCTGGAACGTAAGACTTAAAAGAGGTCCAGCCTTTAACAAATTCAGAGTAAGAAATTGTTTCTACAGTCTTACTAGTGCTCGTAACGTTGTAATGTAACGTTAAGTCATATTCACCTTTATCTCTATTGTAAGAACCTACCGCGGCAGATATTTCATCTAGTGCATCTCCAAAGTAGTCTCCCATACCAGCGTCAGATATAGCTGTCAATCCGTCGTTTGATAATCTTAAAACTTTATTTCTATGAGGGTCTACAAAATAGGATCTAAACTCTTCGTTGATAAAAGAAGATCTTAACGTACCTATACCAAACTCTCCAGCATACGGAACAGTTTGACCTAACACGTTTTTAGTTGAAGTCACTTGATTAGCTCCTGATGCTGTAAATAAAGCATCTTTGTTAGCTAACACTTTTACCGCTTTATGCTCGCAAACTGTAGTTATGTTTGTGTCTCTAGCGTTTAGTATTTGTATAGAGCCAAACTGAGGGTTTAAGTCTTTAGTTATTCCCGAAGAACTAATAAACTGATTCAAGTTGTTTACTCCATTTTTAGAGTTGTATATACCTGAGAATATTAATCCATTGCCTCTGTCTTCTTCTTTATAGTTATCTGATGTAGTTGACACCTTTACGCCGTTCTCCATTAACGGAGCGTTAAAGTCATCTTGTATTCTATTAGACTCAACACCATTACCAAACTTAAAGCAATTAGAAAAAGGCAAGCAAAACATTCCGTTGTGGACTTCAGGTTTTATATATAGTACCGTGCCAGACGTTCCGTACGTAGCCTCTGAGCTAGAGTGCCATATTTTAGCCGTAGCAAAAGATCCGTCCTCTCTAATAAACCAAACAGTGCCAGCTCTTTGATAATTGTTTGAATTGGTGTCTAAAGAGCCATTACCATCGCTATCGTACGCGTGTAATACCGGCAAAGTAAAAGGCGTATCAACAGTTACAGCTGTAGGTCCATCTGGAAACTCAGGTCCAGCTACGCTAACTACAGTTGTGGTTAAATTATACCAAGCTCTTCTCCTACTAGCATCGTGCATAAACTCCTCACGTAGCTCAGTCGTTTGCCCAGATTGAGCCCCAGCTTTGTAGTACATGTAAATTCTATCTCCGGGATTAATAAACTCATACGCGTTTTGTTCTTTTAGCTTTACAGGATAAGTTCTAGGAACCTCATAATATACAGGTATATCTAATTTGTCTCTAGGTTCTACCTCAAATATAGCTGGGTTTGGGTTGTTGGTGCCGCCGGTAGTCGAATATATGTTATCAGACTGCCAATACTTTCTCCAAGAACCATCATTACCTGGCTGTACACCAAAAGCTGCGATAATAGCTCTGTCTATTTTCACTTTAGCAAAAAACTTACCAGCTTTGTCTTCGCCGGACGGTACTCTTTCCTCTGGAATAGAGTCATCTGGAACTTCATTTGATATATCTAATATTTTATATTTTCTATCGCCCATACCTGATATGTGCGCGTCTGTAGCTCCAAGGCCGTCTTGCCATCTAGAATGACCTTTTTTTAATATTAAAAAATCTCCTTCTTGAACTTTGTTTCTATCTGCAGAAGAAAAAGATAACCAAACTTCACTAGCGTTATCATTGTCGTCTACATTACACGGATAATGCGCTTGCAAAGGTATATTGTAAAATTCAGCTGAGGATTCTTTAATAAAGAATTTAAAATATTCCGCCCAGCTTGGAGCGTTGTGAGCTACATCTAATCTCAATCTATCAATTTGATCTCTTCTTTGATAACCTATATCTAAAGTGTACTTGTCGCCTATAACTACAGATGATTCTCTACCAAATCTATCTTTATAAACCATACCAACAGAATATGATCTACCAGCCTTTAAAGCTGGATAACCGTAAAACTTTCCGTTACTATGGTTTGTTTGCCACTTATAAGGATCTGAGTGTAAAGAAAAATTGCCTCGCCAGTCGTTATAGTTCAACTCTATATTATCTTCAGCCGCGTCTTTTAGATCGTAGTTTGCTTTGTAGTTACCATATATTAATCTTGAGGCAGATATAGTTTGAGCTACTGCTGTTCTAGGTACAGAATCAAAAGGCCTTAGCAGTTGGTCAGACGGAAGTACAGATCCTAACGCACTACCGGTAGCAACAAACCTTCCGTGACCAGCGTTTGAAACGCCCTCAAAAGCGTCTTTATCAAACTCATATTCTCTAAAGCCTGTGCTAGCGTTTACCTTGTAGTCTCCTTTTTTAATTGTTTTTAAAAGATACAAGTTTGCCACTTTGTCTTCTTTAGCTACTATATCTACTTGAACCACGTCTTTTGGCGTGCCTAAAGGTAAGAAGTTACTTATAGTAAGCTCCCTTAAATCGTTTATCATAGCGGTGTTGTAGCTATCTTTAGAAGAATAACTGTATCGATCTCTAGGTAAAAAACAAACTTCAGAAAAAGGTGATAAAGCTGATACTTCGCCATCTTCATATTTCCACCTGTAGGCTATTCTAATAAACTGCTTTTCCCACATGGCTTTTGCTGGATGCTTTGATTTACCGCTTTCATACAGGCTAGCTTCCCATTTTATAGCCGCTTGATTTGGTGGCTTTTCAAGATAAAGAGCGTTAGCTTCTATGAACTTAGTGCTTATAGTTGTGGCTGAGCTGTCAGTAACCTCTAGATATACTTCGTAGCCATTGTTTTTTAATACTAGTTTGTCACCTGCTTTTATTGATCTGTAGTTACCACCAGAGTCTATGTTTAATGCTATTTCTACTTTTTCGTGCTCTACATTTTCTGCTATAGTAAAGTTAAAAGCATTCCCTTTGGTGTAGCTAGTAAAGTCTGTTCCTGCACCCTCATCTCCAGCTGTGTTAGTTACACCTATTTTATTAACCTGCCCTTTTAACTGAGTGTTACGCATTTTAATAACAGGAGGATTTAAAGGACTTCTTTTTATTACGGTGATATGCTCTAGCGTAAGCTTTTCTGAAGCAAATTCACCTAAGTGATTTTTATAAACAAACTTAGTCTCGTGATAAGGGTTGACGTTTAGCGTACCTCTTTTAGAGTTTTCAATATTTATTTTTTTAGGCTCAGTTTTACCGTCAGTAAAATAAAGTAAACCATCAAAAGTGTTTATACCAGTTATCTTGTTATCTATTGGAGTAGGACTAGTAACGCTGCTACCATTAGTGTCTGTGTAAGAAATTTTACTTGATGGCTCAAAGTTTAAAAGCCTTTCGTCACTAAACTTTAAAACAGCGCCAGCATTTAAGTTTGCTGCCGTTAAGTTTATAGTTCCTGTAGACGGGTTACTAAGTCTTAGTATTAAATAAGATGAAGGTATGTCAAATTGAGGTGTTGCAAGAATTACAGTTATTGTTCCATTAGCCTCCCAAAGATTAGTGCCATCTGGTAGTACAGCTTGAACAGTCATGCCTGATTTTATACCGTTTAAGTAGTTAAAGTAAGCAGAGTCGGTAACTATAATTTCAGTGTAGTTTTCGGTTATGACGGTAGTAGCGTTAGTTGTAGCCGTAGGGTTAGCCTTGGTATTTCTTTTTCCTCCTTCAATAACACCGAAAGGTCTTTTAACCTCATATATATCGCTAAAAACTATTTTAGTTGTGTTTTGGGAAGTTTTAGGAGTTTCTACAATAGCGTCTGATCTAACCCCTGTTTCTACGTTTCCGTACGATCCAACCGATGTAACACCATAGTCTAACACTCTAGCTATAAGAGAGTATATTTTTTTTGTCTTATCATCTACTGTAGTTCCAACAACCTCAGCATTACTGCTAAACCCTGCTTGTCCACCAAAAGTGTAAGTATAGTTATACCCCATAGGATAACCATCTCTATCAAACGCTTGCTCTAAGCCATCGTAAAACGGCTCGTGATAAGATATAGTATTAAGGTTATAGTTGCCAATTAAGTTTTCGACAGCGCCAACATTAGAACTCTCAGACGTAGTCACCTCTATATTTAAGCCGTGCTTATACTCACCGCTAGGAAGCAACCTTTCGTCAAGGTCTTTATTCATTTTACCTTTTTCAAAACCTCTCTTTAATTCCGGCATGTATTAGTGTTTTATGTGTTTTGATTTACCGCGCATTACCTGAACTAGTTCATTGAGTTTTATATTAGAAAGTCTAAGCTTAGCTGTTCTTTTAGCTGCAAAAGCTTCCCTTCTAAATCTTTGAACTAAGTTCTCTGGCGTATTTCTTCTAGTAGACAAGATAGCGTATGCTATACACTTGTACATTGCTTCTTCAGCAAACTTGTGAACTTTCATTTCTTCTTCTGTTCCTAGGCCATCACTTATATATTCTAGCACAACGTATTGATCAGTCATGTTAGACGAGAAGTGTATCCTACCAGTTTTAGGATCTATATAAAAAGTACCGTTAGACTGTGCTCTTTCTGGATCTATACCGTATCTTCTTCCCTCGTTGTAAGAGTATATGTTTTCTTCATCATACTCAAACGCTTCGTTTTGATTCTCTGGTGGTGTACCAGACTTATACTTACTCCAGCTATGAGACTCAGAGTTGTAGTTTAAAGTATCTTCACCTGCTTCTTCCGTATCGCCATCGCCGTCATGGTCAAACCTATAAGTAGCGTCTGCGTTCTGTATTATACTACTAGGATTTGACGAGTCTCTGTTAGGGTACAAAGGGTGATGAATACCTGAATTGTCAACCCAAGAAATCTTAACGTAGTTAACATAATCTTTAGGTAGCATCATGGTTAAAGTGTTTCCAACTTTTATCTCTTGAGCCTTTATAGATTTAAAAGTATCAAAGCTAAACTCTTGCATTGCTCTTTGAGCATGAAAAACTACGTCTGGTCTTCTTATCTTAGATATAATCTTATCTTCACCTACGTATGCTAGTATAAATTGATCTATAATAGTTTGTAAAGAAGTAAACTGATAACTGCCTAAATCGCTGCCACCATAATACTGAGAATCTGTTTGTGTTATTAATGCCATGTTTTATGAGTTTTCTTTTTGAAATTCAGACGCATCTTTGCCAGCCCCAGCTTGAATTAGATCTGGTTGTTTAGCTATTATTCCAGCGAGCTCTAATATTTTGTTAACTAAAGTTGTTTCTTCTGACTCGTGTAGCTCAAAATCTACAGCGGTGCTAGAGTCGTACAAAGGATACTCGTTGCCACCTTGAGACTTAGGAACAACAACATAACCCCAATAAGGGTCTGTTGGCGTTTTAACGTAGCTGTGTTTTATTTGATCTAAACTTGGGTTAGCCGCTGGGTGTAACTCTATCGAGTTAGCACTAGTTCTAACGTAAACAGGATTTGACCTCGTTGGTCTAGCTAGTGGAGATACATTATATTTTTTTATCTGACCAGCAGTGACTTCAGGTACTTGTTTAGCGTAGCTAGCACCGTAGTTTTGCCAAGTAACTCCACCTAATCGATACAAAGCGTTAGTACCACCATCACCTATAGTTGTGTCATCTACTTCTTCAATAGATACATTGCCAAAAGTTATATATTTACCCGCGTTAGTAGTATCTGAATTTTGTAATCTTATATTGTGATTACTAGTGGCGTCTGCTATAAAAGTAAAGCTGAAAGAACCAATTGAAGGTTCATTTATGGTGTGACCAATATTATTAAGCCCTGCGTCATCAATATGTATTTTGTAGCCAGATGGCTCGTCCATAGCTACAATTTCCCAATTTACTACATATTTTTTACCCGCTGTTAAAGCAACGTTAGTATCACTTTCCGCTATGTGAATAGCACTGTTAGCGTTTTGTAGAATTTTTAAACCACCGTTATAACTATTTGTGGAAGATGGAGCTTCATGGGATACAACACCGTTACCAGCTGCTACTTCTGACCAGCCCGCTATGTCAAGTTCAAAAGTATCTTCAAAAGGTTTTGCGTCTGATGTTAAAAGCACACCGTTAACTCTAAACGGAGCTACCTTTTCTTCTAATATATAAAGCATGTCTGAGAACTCTGTTGAGTTGCCAGGCATTCTACTAAATCTATTTATATCGTAAAAATATTGCTCAAATATTTCTCTTTGAGCTCGGCTAGCCATAAGGTTGAACTCTTGAGGTGTTAAGTAACCTCTTTGTTCTTTGTTGGCTATAGCTAATACTGTTTGATATACTGTGTCTATATTTACCGCCATGTAATAATTTTTTATGGATTAGAGTGGCTGCTCAACGAACAACCACTCCTCCATAAAGTAATTACACGTTTAAGCGCTTTTCAATACTCTTATACACCTCTAAGCCTTCGTCAGTCTTAAACCAAGCGGCTAAAGCTGAGTATGGATGCTCGTTATAAGGTACTGTCATTAGTTTTCTATCGTTAGAAGCCCAAATGAATGTACGTTGATCTTGAGATAATTTAATTATTCCAAACTCAACAGCTTTGATACCAAAGTTTCTAAGCGTTACGTTTTCGTCTGTAGTAAGTTCTAAGAATAAACCAGGATTGTTTCGAGCAAATAATAGCAAGTCTCGTTTAAGTTCTTTAGAACTCATCTTAGACACCTTAGACCCTAACTCTACACGCATAACAGCTTCAGCAGTATCAATGTCTAGTTCTTTGGCTATACTTAACGCTTCAACTTGGAACTCCAAGAAGTCTAACTCACTAGCAGCTTCTTTTTGAGGCATTATCTCGTGAAATACAACTTCTTTTTGAGGGTGATACAAGGAAAGCATTTTTTGCAGCACTGTTTTAGACTTCGGTACTGTTAAAACTCCGTTTCTAAATATAACGTGCTCTAATCTTCCATCACCAACAAATTCATCTACGAACGGTGTTCTTTGATTAGAAGTATACTTAAGCTCACGCTCGTATCCTTTGTCTTCGTCAAAATAATAAATGTTTGTTGTTTTAAGCTTGTAGCTCAGTGGGCTTCTATTGTCTGATAGAAAGTAAGTTCTATCTTTTACTTCCCATTCAGGTTTTTTTGGTTGAGGCTTTTTGATAGCAACTTCAACCATCTTGTTTGTAGCTTTGATTTCTGGTTGTTCTACTTCAACCTTCGGTGTAGCTTTTGCTACGGTTTGCTTTTTAGCCATAATATAATATAATAATAGTTAATAAAAAAAATAAAGGGGAGAACTTAATCTCCCCTTTAAGTAATGTTGCTTACTTCATCAACATGAAGTTATTAGCACCCTGAACGATTAAACATCTTTCAGATAAGTAGTGCATTTCCATAGCATCTAAATCAGAAGTGAATTGTCCACCAACTGATCCAGTCACCCATGTTTTCATTTTACGATCTTCCATTTGAGAAGCTCTATAACGAACGTGTAAGAACGGACGCTTTAAGTTTCTACCTAATTGTTGATCGTAGACTGAAGATACACCTGCAGGTACAATAACCCCACGAATAGCGTTAACAGTATCAATTAAACCTCCACGAGTTCCTTTGTCATTCAAATATTTGAAATCAGACTTGTAGAAATCGTAAGATCCTCTACGGAAACCAGAGAAGCCTAAGTTTAATGCCATGTCTTCAGAGTTGTTGAATACACCGTAAGATGTACCACCAGCACCGTAAGAGTTCATAGAAGCTAACATATCGTCCATAGCTAGAGACACGTCTCTGTTTACAAACATCATGTTTTCTTCAATAGCACCTTGCTTGTCAAATTCAGCTAAGATAGCGTCAAACTCAGCTAAATCAGTAGCAGCGTTAACACCAGTAATACCAGTTGTAACGTGACCACGAGTTTCAATAGCAGAGAATAAACCTTCAGTACCTACTTTACCAGTAGAAGCTGCACCGTCGACAGTTAAATAGCCATCAACGTCGTTTGTAGCAGCACCTTTCTCAGACTCTAACATAGTCATCTCTAGGTAGTCAGCAAAACGAGCGCGAGTATCACCTTCAGCTTTTAAGTACCAGTAGTATCCATTTTGTCCATCTTCACCAGAAACTTCAACCCAACCAATTTGAGTAGTGTCAGATCCAGAGATCTCATACTTGTCTTTGATTATGATTGGCTTGTTAGTGAACGACTTGAACTGAGGCTCAATAGCTCCAACTCTACCGTTAGCACCTTTTTGATACTCAGAACCGTAAACTAATACAGATAGAGAAGCACTTGCAAACACAGAAGTGAAACTAGCGTTTTCAAATAGCTCAACAGTGATAACATCACCAGTGACATCAGATACAATACCTCTTTTAGTTTTAGTAGCACTAGAGATTAATAACAAATCGTTTGCTCTAATAGCGTGAGAACCTGTCATATCGTTACCATCTACATCGTTAGCTACAGTAAACGTTTCGTTGGAAGCGTGTGCTGCTGCAGTGTATGATAAGTGTAAACGACCTTGCTCAGACCAAATAACTTGATCAGAAGACATAGCCTCTTCAGCTCCTACTTGAGATAAAAATCCTGAAATAGTTCTGTTACCAAATACTTCAGCTTCTTGCTCTAGTAGATCTGGTAAGTGTTGTTGTGCCCAACCAGCGGTGCCGCTAGCCGTAAAGTCAATGTAATTAGACTGCTTTGTGTGTTTCTGCGGGGCAGGAACAGCATTCAAAGTAGCAGCGTTATTAGTAATTGCCATAATTAAATGTTTTTAAAGTTATTTTTTAATTTTAAATTTAAGCGAATTAGAATCATCACCAAGAACTCTATATTTTACACCACCAGTCTCTACACCATCGCTAAGCGATTGCCTTGGAGCCATGTCTATATTTTTAGCACTCGAAACACTATCCTTGATAGCATCTGCTTTACCTTGTTCGTAAAAGTGCTTTGCTACAGCGTCGGCATTCATTGCTGTGTAAAGTGATTTGTGGTATGCGTCTGCGTTTGTCAAGTTACCGTCATTGTCAAGAAACTTCTTAACAAAGTTATTGATGTCGCTTTGCTCTTCTTTTACTTGATCTTTATTGTTAACATTAAACCTAAAATTCTTTTCACCTAAGTTAAATTCAAAACCTTTGAATTTTTCGCTAAAAAGATTATCAGTCTTTTGTTGAAACCTTGAAGATCTTTCTTCTATAGTTCTTTGGTTTTCTTCTGATTCTTTTTGGTAGCGATTGAAAAAATCTACCGCTTTCTGCTGTTCTTCAGACAGAGTATTGTTGGTTTTAACATCGGTGTAATACTTAGCTTTTTGATCTTCTAAGTATTGTTTAGCGCTGGCAACTTGCTCTTTTAACGCTAATTTTTTTCTTTTTATATCGTTTTCTTCATCGATCTCTTCATCGTATGAAAAATTATCTTCTAATAAAAAATCAACCTCGTCACCTGTCAAGTGAGGCTTTGTTTTAGAGTAGTACTCTCTTAAAGCATCTTGATTATCCATCTCTGAATAGTCCCTGTTTAGCGAAACGTAATCTTCTACAGACCCACCTGTTTCTTTTATAAAGCTAACTAAACTGTCTACCCCTTCAGGTAAATCATTACTTGTTTCACTCGATTGTTTAACTTCTTCTACAACTTTTTGCTCTATAGGCTGCTCTTCTACAGCCTTGACTTCTTCAACAATCTCTTTTAAGGCTTCGGTAGGCTCTTCTACAGCAGGCTCTTCTGTTTTAGGTGTTGACAAGTTAACTTTGTAAACAGAGTCGTCATCTTTAGATTCAAACTTGCTAAAGTCTTGTTTTACTTCCTCCTTAGGTTGTTCTACAGCTTCTGGAGTTTCTTGCTGAATCTCTTCAACAATAGGTTCTTTTTTTTCTTCTTCCATAATATAATATAATTAGTTAATAGTTATCTTGGATCAAACTTGTTTAATCGCATACCTCCGCCTATAACATCATTTCCTGATGATTCAAATCTTTGCGGGGCTTTGCCTTTTTCTTTTTGATCCATTAAAGCACTCTTTTGTGAGGCTTGCATTTTTGTTCTTTCGTCTTTTCTGTCTTCTCTAGATACCTCAGCTTCTCTGCTAGCTCTAGCTTCAACATCTTTTAATTGCATGTTTAATTCAAACTCATACTTCATAAGATCTTTCTTAACCAAAGCTTCTTGCTGTAATTGTTGTATTTTAAGCTCAGTCTTAGCTTGTTCTAACTGAGTATTCATTTGAACCATAGCTTGCTGCTTTTGTACTTCAGCTTGAGCTACAGCTTGCTGTGATTGAGCGTTCGCTTGAGCTTGAGCCTGTATGTTTTGTTGCTGCATCTCTTGATCCCTTTCTGCCTTTTGCTTTCTTCTAATTTTAAGAAGTTGATTAGCTAACTTTAAGTTTCTTATATCTCTAAGATCGATAGCGTCCTCTAAGTCTATTAGTTTTTGACCTAAGGCTACTTGTATGTTATTTTCTAACATTTGTTTTTCTTCGTCGTCAGGCATTAACTCTAAGAATATACCAAAATCATACAGGTGTAAGTTTGCCATTTCTTCAAGTGTAGCTACGTTGTGAGCTCCGATAGCTTGTACAAAAGCATCTTTTGTTGGAGAGTACTCTATAACATCAGATATTCTAAGCGATAAAGCTTCTGCTACTTGTGCTGTTAAGAATAAGCCAGACTGTAGTATATGTCTAGTAGCTACGTTAGAGTTTGCTGCAGCTAGCTTTTGAACACCAACCAAAGCGTTTTTGTCAGGAGTGCTACCGTCCCTAGCCTCGTTTAGACCAGTTACATCTCGCATCATTTGAAGATAATAGTTGTAACTACCTATTAATGCTTGCATTTTGTTGCCACCACCACCAGACTGTATTTCTCTAATAGGCACAGCACCAGGGTTACCTTCACCTAGAGAGTTCATTGACCTACCAATAACGCTACCCGTCTGGAAGAACATGTTTAAAGCTTCTTGAGGATTGTAGTTTGTGCCGTTACCTAAGTCGATCTCAGCTAAACCATCAGCGTCAAGATAAACACCGTCTGGAACCATCTTAGACATCACTTGTTGTAGCTTTAAGTGTGTAAGCTGTATCATATCAGCAAAACCTGTTATTCTACTAACAATAGATTCTGTTCTGCCGTTGTACATTCTAGGAGCTACTATAGCATAGTTCATTTTAACTTTAGTGAAGTCACTTTTTGGTCTAACCATATTTTTAGCCATCTCCCACTTTAACAGAGTATCTGTACCTAGTATTATAGCGCCGTCATAAACACACTCTATAGATCTAGATACTCTCTTAAAGTTTCCTTGCTTGTCTTCTGGTGGATTAAAGCTGTCGTTTTTTGGTATAGCTCTTTCACCGCCAGTACCTGTTTCTTTTACTTTGTAAACATTGTTCATATACGTCTTGTAGTTAAAATACAAAACTTGAACTTTATTGTTGTCTGTTTTATTTGAGTTTCTAACTCGTTGATAACCGTATCTAGATCTATTGTTTGGCTTGTTAGCTATTTCTTCTAGCTCAGCTTGACTTAGATCAGGAAATTGTTTAGCTAGCTCGTTTATAGGTATTGTTTTAACTTCACCCACGTAGTATACGTCATCAAAATAAGGTGAATCAGTATACGACCAAACCATATTAGCAGGATCAACATAATCAACAGTAATTCCCTCGGACGTATTAAACCCTGTTTTAACAGCACCAATACCTAGCACGGTAAGATCGTAGTAAAATCTTTTTGATATTAAATCGTAATCGTTACCCTTCATCAGCACAGCTATAGCTTGCTCTTCGGCTATTTCAACCTCTTGCTTGTAAGTAAGCTGCATGTGAAGCATTAGCTCTTCCTCTGTTTGAGGCAGCGTGTCTGGTTCGTTTTCTGTTATATCTACTTTAAATGTATCTCTAACTTTTTCAGCAAAGTCTTTAGTTCGCATGTCGTCTAATATGGACTGCATGTACGAAGTTCTTTTATCTACGCCGTATGGATCTTGAGAATAAGCTTTTATATCGTAAGATCTATCAGCCATGCCGTTAACAACTATATCTACGAATTTAGGTATAATAGGCACCGGCTTCCAGTCTAAGTTTAAGTAGCTTAAGTCACCATTTATAGATAACTCATCTTTGTATTTTTGTATCGACTGCTCGCCTCTAGCGTACAACCTCAGCTTGTGAAATCTTTCTTTGTTTTCTATGTATCTATTGTTAGTGTAGTTCTCGTTAAACCACTCTTGCTCTATGGCTTTAGCAACTTTTAAACCATACTCTGGCAACATTTTTTCTAAATCACTAACTACTTGTGAAGGAAAATAACTTTTTACAACTGACTCAGCCATACTTATTTTTTAATTAATATTGATGATAAACCATCGTTCTTATATCGAGCAATATTTAAGCTCACTTTATTAGTATTACTTGATTTAGGATAGTATAAATGTCTATTGCAAGCCATAATAGCTAACCCTGAGCTTATAGCGGCGTCAAACTTAGTTCTTTTGTTGATGTCAAACTTAGCCCAGTCGTTAAGAGTTTCGTTAAAATACACATTACCGTAGTTGCCGTCTCCTTTATGCCCAACGTGGTCATTTATGTACATTTCGATAGCAGCGGCGTGAGACTGTTTTATGTCTTCACTAGAGTTTGGTATACCTCCAACTTCTTTTTCAGCAACAGATAGTTTATTCCAAACTTTATCTGGTCTATTCATAGAGTATCCCCTGTATCCTCTTCTCTTTAAGTAGTACAGTAATCTTGGTTTGTTGTTCTCAGCAAGTAATGGCATACCGTAAAACACTAAAGCCATTAACACGTCTTCAAAAAATATCTCAGCTGTAGGTGGTCTTGACACATACTCTAAGAAAAAAGTGTTCGCGGGAGCATCTTCCATTGAAAACTTAGTCAAGCCATGCAAAGCACCGTTAGAACCTCTACCGTCCACTGTTCCACTAATATCGTAGCTATCACAGCCAAATGCACCTACGTGCTCGTTTCCTGGTAGTTTAATGCCTTGTTTTATTATCTGTCTGTTTTGCAAACCTATACTAGGAACCCAGCTAACTTTAAACCTACCACCTGGGTCTGGTACAAAAACAACCTTAGTGTCTTTTATTCCGTTTTGCCACTGAAAGTTTCCTGTGGTAACAGCATTAGAGTTTCTTATTCCTTCGTTATAATCTATTTGCTCGTATATCTTAACTAGATTAAATAGACTATTTTTAGTTTCATCTCTAAACGCATGCTCCGTAGTCCTAGGAAACTGACGGTAAAATTCATTTAGTCCATCTTGATCACCTTTTAATCCTTCTACTTCATTGTCCCAGTATTCTATTATACCTATGTCTATTAGTTCACCGTCGGGTCCACGAGTTTCTCTTCTTGGAGTATTAAACACAGGTCGTCCATGCTCATCAATAAAACCTTCATAGTTCCATTCCATTGGGATAAACAAAGAATATAAACCAGAGCGTGTTTGTCCATTTGCGTTTCTTTTAGTGACATCGCTGTCGTTATATAATTTTTTAAAGTTATCACCACCTTTGTCTAAAGCGTTTGACGTTGATCCCATCATACACTTACCTACTATTCTAGAACCTAGTCTAAGACAAGTTTTAGTTACTCGCCAGTTGTTTAATATGTTGTCAGGTCTTTCCCACTTACCACTTTCATCGTGAACTAGTAGGCTAAGTTTTTCACCATCATAACTATTGTCACCTGTATTCTTCCAATCAATCGTAGTGTCTAGACCTTGTATGTCTTCTAGCTTTTCTTTTGATGTAATTTTTTTACGAGTAAATTTACTTGCAGGAACACGGTAGGCTAGCTCAGACTTTGGTCTATCCATACCATCTTGTATTGGCTTAAAAAAGAAAGGGTAGTTTATGGATATTGGTACAACCTTGTCTGTAAACATTTTTTTAGCATCGGCACCAGACTTAGATAATATACCGTACCTACTATCACTAGATATTGTTGCTTGGTTAACGGTTTCAGCACTACTCATAAACGAAAAACCAGAACGCCTATTTTTAAGATAACACATACCGTAGCATCTAACATCCGCTTTACAAGCTTCCCAAAATATAAAAAACAATCTATTTGCTTCACGAAAGTCTGGAGCACCAACGTCTATCTTGCTCCATTGAAGATACATATAATGACTACCGGGTAGATATGTAGTAGTTCCATCGTTGTCGAACCAAAACCCTTCGTCTCTACGTTTAAACTCTTCGTCTATATAGTCATACCACTGTTCTTTTTGTTCTTCAGGATACTCTCTCCAGTCGAATATGCTTTTTATTTTCTTTAGTATAGAAGGTTTTTCAAGCTGCTTCCATTTTTTAAGCTCGTTGCTATACACATTTTTTGGAGCTAGAGGTAAAGCAATTTTTAAACCTTGTATATCGTATATTTCGCCGATTTGACCTGTCTTAGATATAACGACAACGTCATGCTCTTTGTTATAGCCATAGCTCCACTTCTTAGACTTATTAAGTCTTTTAATAGTGTTGCTTCTTATTGGTTGTATTATTTTATATAAACTCTGTTCGTACATTATTTAGATCTACCTTCAGCAAAACCTTTAAAAACTCTTTCCTTTTTTTCTTCTACAACTTTACCATCAAGCAAAGCCTGCTCTTCTTGTATACGATTAAGTATTTCAAAGGCATCGAATATAGCTAGCTTTTTTGTAGCCGCAGCATTTTTAAGTCTATCAGCGGTAATGTCATCACCACTATCAACAATAGCTTCTTTAGCCACTTTAATAAGTTCTTCAACTGCTCTATGCCCAGCTTGGATTATACTCTTCTTCGTCTCCTTGATATTCATATTTAATTGTAATAAAATTAGACATTACTCTATACAGCCTTTTTCCATCTATAACAAACTCATACTCAGAGCTAGGCCTAAAGCCTACTAAGTCTCCTATGTTTACAGTACCGTCAGAGTATTTAACTACACCTACTAGTGGTTTTTCTTTTTCTGCAGAAAAATCTTTATTGTCTTTTATAGGTTGAATAAAACAATATCCTTTAGGCGCTTCCCACTTAGAATCTTTAAACCTCGTCCAGTTTGCATGAGGTTTATACAAGAATATTTGATCTTGATAAACTACATAAGTTTCTTCGTCGAAATAGTTCTTGCTATTTCTTTCGTTACCGTATTGATCCTCCCATCTTCTAAAAACGTTGTGGTGAACTATAACTGTATCGCCGGGTTTTATACCCAACGTATCTTGATGAGTAGGTACGCTTATAACTTTAGCCTCTCTGTTGACAAACTGATGATTGAAGTTTTCAGAGTTTACAATTAGCTCTTTGTCACCTACAGACTTTGTGTTATTGTATCTAGACCCTAACGGTCTTACAACAAAACCGTAAACGCTTTTCATTAGTACTCTAGGTTATACTCTACGGATACCGCCATGTTCTTGTTGAAGTCTTTCCAGGGTAGTACGTCTTTTCTTTTTTTTATATATATAGAGTACTTGTCGTTTTCTTCGATAATATCACATATAACGTGACCACCATAGACCTCTTGTCCTACGGAGTAGTGCATTGAGTCTATTTTGTAGTCTTTACCTATTGTTATTTTACGAATTAGCTTGCTCATCTTCCGTGTATTTTATAGAACCATCTTCTATGTTAATGTCAGCGGAGCCATACTCTTTTTTAAACTCACTTCTCATTTTAGAAATCATATCGCTTGCTTGAAAGCATAGGTGCAGCATCTCGTGTTTGCGAGTTTCTAACGCACCTATTTGATTTTGGTAGTTTTGCAGTGATCTTACTGCTGCTTGAAGTTTTTCTAGTTGATCGCTGTTAATACGATCAGGTCTAAGGTCTTTTACCTTAGGCGTCTTTCTTTTTGCCATGATTTAATTTAATTTAAGTTAATTGTTTATTTAGTCTTCAAATCCAAACACTAAAGTAATAGGATTTACGTCGAATATAATATCATCTTCTGCTATAGCATCTGTGTTAGCCGCAGTTAATGTTATTTGAGTAGAGGTATCAGCAGTTTTAACAGTACCCAAAACAGCGTCGTCTTGAGCGTGTAAAACATTGCCTGGGGCAAAGTGCTCACGTACATCCATACCACTACCGTCCATTGTAATAACTGTTTGAGTACCTGCGCCAAAATCAGCCTCATTAATAGCGTTAATGCTTGTAAAATTAAAATTACCAGCCGCTATACAGCCAACGTAAATTTTGTGATAACCTGTAGTTGCAGGTTCATCTACATCTGGCGCTACAACTAGTGGAGCGTGACCACCTACGGTGCTATTAGAAGTAGAAGCTACGGCTGTAGATCTCATTGAAGTTGGACCAAAACTAGTTGCTGGAAACTCAATCATACCTGTTATGTTACTATTTGGTCTTCTGTCAGCGGCGGCGCCAACAGTACCTAGCGATATATCGTTGTTTGATGCGAATAGTAATTGAAAAGGAAAAGCGTTCTGGGTTGGAGCCGCGTCACCTTTAGGCTTTATGATAGCTGCAGCGCTAACTAACTTACCGCTACCTCTTGGTATTTCAAAACCTGTCCAATCAAAAAGTACTTCTCCTGACGCAAATGCTTCGGCGTTTTGAATACTAGCTGCTATTGTAGGTTTTACTTTTACTGTATAATATCCCATTTTATTTATTTTTTTATTTTTTCGTATGAGCGTCCACCAAAGTAGGCACCTATTACAGTTATTAATACTAATTGTAGTAGATCAACCCACTTGTCCTCTACTGTAAACATAATTACACCAGCATCTATAAAAATTAGCAACGTAGTGCAAATAACTAGCCAAGCTAGAACTAGCGGGCGTATTGATTTACTGAGCCATGAATCAGACTGCATGTCCGATTTCCACCTTGACGTAACCTCTTCTTGCATCTTGGCTTCGCTGTCTAAAAGCATTTGCTTTATCTTAGCTTTAGCCTCGTCGCGTTCTTTATCTGTAGTAATAACCTTGTCTAATATTCCCTCTGCGTTATCTACTACTTTACCTAATAAACCTCCTATTAAGTTATTTATCATGATTTTTTAGCTTTGTTAGGCTCAAGTTTTCTACGATGAGCTTGACCTAGTTTAGTTCCTTCGGTAGCTCTATCTTCTAACTTACTTATCTTATCTAACTTCCTTTGAGCTTTTTTGTCTTTACCTTTTCTATTTGCTTTTTCAGCTTTATCTTCGATCTTAGATATTCTATTGTAAATTCTTTCTTGCTTTTTCTCTTCTTTTACAGTTCTAAAACCAGGCTCGTTAAAATGATCTTTAGCAGCATCAACGTCTGTGTAAGCTTTTATTTCTTTTTTAGCTCCTTTAAATTCTTTTCTAGTTATATCACCAGACTTAAATTCTTTTTTCCTGTCTGCTATAAGACGTTTGTTAGATTCTTTAAGTATTTTTTTGTCTTGCTTTTCGACATCAGGTTTATCACCGCTTTTTCTCTTCTTCATCGGCGAACCTTTAGAGTCAGCGTTACACATGCAATTTTTGCCGTAGAAAGACGAACCTTTCATTTTAAACTCCATATTAGTATTTTTTAGATTTACAACCTCTTTTAGTTAAAGCAGAATCTTTTCCACCCTCTTTTTTTCTACCTCTAATGTTAGATCCTTGTTTTGCTACTATCGCTTCTGCGGCTGCAGCGCCTTTCAAGTCCTTACCTTCTTTAGTCCCTACGGCAACTGAACCACTAGCGCGTTTCTTCTTGCTCAAGCCAAATCTTCCGTATCTTGTAGTTTCTTTTTTAACATTACCTTGCTTGTCGTATTTTACTTTAACAGTTTTTTTACTTCTTCCTTTTCCAGCAGTCATTTTAACTTTCTTAACGTCTTTAACGCTAGCGCCTGGATTACTTGGATCAGAAATAATTCCGTCTTTACGCTTTCTTCCTTTTATCTTAACGTTAACTTTAGTATTTCTTACTTGTGGCTTACCACCAACCGTTGAAGTTAAATTGTCATCAGACTTTACTTTCTTAGAGTCAGCTCTAGATTGAGTTTCAGTCTTCGTAGTTGTGTTAGGCGTCTTATCTCCAGTATCTACGAATCTTTTCACATTGTCTTGTTGAGCCTTAAGAGACATATCTCTAGTCGTTGTGCGTTCTGGAATAGCATTAGTTTTAGTTCTATCTTTAGTGTAATCACCTATGTATTCTTCGCTTCTAGTGTCTTCCGTAAACTTTACTTTTTTCTTTGCAGGAGACGCCTCTATTTTTGCTTTTAAATGCTCAGGTAGTCTATGCTGTTTTCCAACTAACTTTTTCATTAGTGGACTTTTAGGTCTCATTTTAAATCCCATAGTTTTATTTTTCTGCTTTTTTAGCGGCCTTCTCCCAAGGAAAGTTCATGCTTCCTTCTTCTGACCACCTGCCGTTATACTTTATTTTACCATCTTTTCTAGGGTACGTTACTCCCTTGTATCTAACGTAATCATCACCATAAGAAAGCTGACCGTTAGCCATATCTTCAGCGTGTTTACCTTCATGTTTAATTACACGTTTTTCTAAACTACTACCTTTTGGAACTGATTTATCTACGTAAATACTACCGTCCATATTAGCTTCGCCTAAAACTCCTTTAGCTAAAGTTTTTCTTAGTATTGGACCTTTAAATCCTCTTTTTTCGTTACCTAACTTAAAGTTTGCCATTATCTGTTTTTGTCGTTAATCATGTCGTCAATAGCTTTATTAAAAACTTTATCAGTATAAGACTTGTTATTGTAAAACACACTTCTTTCAGACGTGGGTAAATCTTCTTCACCTAAAAGTATTCTGTATATTCTACTTATTAGCTGGCTGCACTTAAATGAAGTTTTAAATATAGAGTATTTAATAGTTGTTCTATTTCTGTGCCTCCAAACTTCTATCCAACCCAGCTTCCTTAGTTTGTCCCATCGAGTTTTATCCCAACTCATGGTATAAGTACCATCAATAAATTCTTGTCTTGTAAACCGGCCTTGGCAGTCTAAAAATATTAGTAGTTCAAGATCGGCATCTGTTAACCCGTAAGTCTTACAAGCCCACTTTCTAGTGAGCCTGTAATACTTTAGGATTTGTAATTCACGTAAATCGTGACTAGTTAGTCTCACTTACTAAGCCAAAGTAATTTGACAAGCAGTAATTCCTAAATCAAACTGTCCTGAGAAAGGAACAATTCCATTAGCTACGTCAGTGACAACTATAGGTGTGCCAGCGTAGTCTGCGTTTAAAGCAGCTTGCATCATTTCACACGCAGCTTTAAATTTACCAGAACCGTGTACTAATAGTACGTGATCGTCAGCAGCCGTACCAGCTAAAGATTTAAAAGAAAATCTTGTAGCAGTAGGACTAATAGAATCGGCTCCTAAATAATTAGCAGCAGGTAAAATAACACCATCATTTTCTGTAAATGCTGTTGAAGCAGCGTGCGTGTTAGTTGCGTTAAGTACAGAGTGAAACGGTATTACTTTATTGTCAGTATCTCCAGCTCCTAGGTAAGAAACAACTCGTACAACTTCACCAGCGTTCAAGTCATAACCAACAGCACTTGACTTAGCTGCTATAGTTAGCGTGCCATCTGAAGCGTGTAGACCTAAGTCATCAGAGTGTATTCTAGTTACTTCGCCAGCAGCAACGTTAGCAGCAGCTGCAAAAGCAGCGCCTGTACTAGCGTCTATTGTGTATTGAGTTCCTCTAGCACCAGATTCAGCGCCATCAGCAGTTACAGTAACAATTAAGTCTGTAGCAGCTGTTCCTGGGTTTGCTATGTTTCCAAAGCCATCAGCGGCGTCAGTTAGATTTACAGTGTTTGCGTCACCATGACCGGAGTCATGTACGAAGTTACCTGCAATAGTAAAGCTCTGCTCTCGGTAACCCATAAATCTTAAAAAGTTTTTATTTGCGTTCATTTTTTTAGTTTTTATAAGTTAATATTAAACAGCAGAATCTACTGTACATCCAGTTATATGCTCGCTACAGAACACGTTGTTAGCAACATCAGCTATAACTTGGAATCCATCTCCTGGATTAGCATTAATAGCAGTTACTAAATCGTCCATAGCTTCTACTAATTTACCTTCTGTTACAGCTAAAACAACTGAGCCTCTACTATTGCCATCACCTACGAATCCTTCGCAAGTCAAGTAAATAGCATCAACATCAACAGTTCCAGCAATAGCGCCAATAGCAATACCTAAAACTGTAGAAGCAGGTATCATCATAGCTTTGTCATCAGCAGCTGGTTCAGCTGTGTGAGCGTTTAAATATAAATAATTTTCTCCTTTCATAGTTTTACGATGCCGTTGTTATTACGAGAGTGTTTGTTCCAGATAAGAAGTTTTTAGCTTCTCCTACAAAGTCAGTTTGAAAAAACAAACCACCTCTTGGGTTAGACAATACCGCAGCTAATTCCTGCATTAATAATTTTACGTTAGATGTTCCCATTGTAATAACAACAGTATCATCTGTAGCTGCTCCGTTTCTAGAAGCAAAATGTAAAGTCACTGCAGCAGAGCCCGTTACATTTGCGCCTAAAAAACTAGAAGAGCTAAACATTTGGCCATCGCCAGTAGCGTCAGCTGCATCTGTTCCTTCGTTAAAGAACAAATAATTTTCATTGTAAGCCATTTTTTAAAATGTTTTGATTAATAAATAATTTGTTTAAAGATTTTGTGTTTAAGGATTGTGGTTTATAGTTTGTGTTTAATCTACTAATACAATATCACTTGATTTAATAACAAAATAAAGTTTGTCATCAAACTCTATTCCATGCCCAGCTCTTTTGTCATAGTACACCGTGTCGCCGTCTACAACACCCTCTACTAAATTGCCTGTTGATACAACTAAACCTTTTAAATATCTAGTATCCTCAGCAAGCTCTTCAGTTAATATAAGACCACCTACTTTCTTTTCAGTGGTCTTTATTTTATCTACAACTACGTAATTATTTATTGCTTTCATAATCTTCTTGTCTAGCGTTTGAAATTACACAATCTGCAGATACTATAGTGTTTACTACGCTTACCGCGTTTTTTAGCGCCGATTTTGTAACCAAAACCGGATCTATTATTCCTGATTTAACCATATCAACCTCTTCGCCGGTAACAACATCAACGCCGCGCCCATACTTAGATGGGTAGCCTAGCATTTCAAAACCAGCGTTCTGCATTATAGTTATAAATGGAGCTTTAATAGCATCGAGAAGGATGCGTTCACCCTCGTTAGAGGGTTCGATTTTTTGAAAAGCGTTAAGGAGGGCAATACCACCTCCAGGTACTATACCTTCTTTCAAAGCTGCTTTTGTTGCGTAGATCGCATCTTCAACCCTATCCTTCTTTTCTTTGAGCTCGACTTTAGAATCAGCACCGACCTTAATAACGCCAACTGAACCTGATAGCATAGACAATCTTTGTTCCAGCTTCTTTTTAAAAAAACCATTCTTTTCATCAGCTATTAGTTTGTTTACTTGATCTATTCTTTCTTCTAGTTCTTCAACGTCCGTATCTATGGTTAGTACAGTAGTTTTATCGTCTGTAGCTGAGTATTCAGCTTCTCCAAGCATTTCTATAGTCATAGAGTCTAGATCGTCCCCTAGCTCTTCGTTTAGCACAGTGGCACCAGTAAGTATAGCTAGATCTTCGCAAGTATCCTTTTTGGTAGGACCAAAGCCTGGTAAGTCGATAATATTAACTTTAATATTGCCTTTTACCTTGTTCATTAAAAGCGCAGACTTTACTTGCTGCGATACTGTCGCTACTATAAGTAAAGATCTGTTCTGTTTTATAACGTACTCTAATATGCTCTGTATTTTACGTACGTTAGGTATTTCAGACATGCATATTAATACTAGAGGATTATCTAGCTCTGCTTTTTGTTTGTCTGTGTTTGTTACGAAATGAGGTGATGTTAACCCACAGTCTATTTGCACGCCGTCAGTTACATCTACGTAAGTTTCTTCTGTCTCAGACTCTTCCATTATAACAACACCATCTTTACCTACTTCATTGTAGGCCTGCGCTATTATAGCTCCAAGCTGAGAATCGTTGTTGCAAGATATTGAAGCAACACTTTCTAGCGTTCCATCAGTAACTTCTATCTTTATAGAATCTAAATAGTCGTTTATCTTGACTAATCCAGACTCTATGCCATTCCTTACTTCTCTTGCTGTTGCACTATCTTTAGAACTGTTGATAGTGTTTAGTAGTGATTCAGCTAGTACTGTAGCGGTGGTTGTTCCATCACCTGCTTCTCTAACTGTATTCTTAGCAGCTTCTTTTATAAGTGTTGCTCCTAAGTTTTCTACCGGATCATATAAGACTACGCTTTCTGCAACGGTTACACCGTCTTTTGTGATCACCGGTATGCCGCGCGCGTCTTCATATATAACGCATCGGCCGGATGCTCCAAGTGTTGATTTTACTGCTTTAGCTAGTTTTTCAACACCAGCACCAATTTTAGATTTAGCATCCTGACCAAAGTTTAGTTCTTTGATCAGGAGACTAGGATTGTTGTACTCCATTTAATTTGATTTAATTTAATTTATATTGAGTTTATTTGAATGTCTTTACAACTTTCGGTCCTTTGGTAGCTTCTAACTTTTTAGAGAAGTGGTCGATGCTTCCATCAATTGCTGACTCAGCTCCTTCCATTGTCTCTCGACGCGTGACGTCATGCCACTCTTCGTTCTTAGGGTTAGATACTTCGGTTTGATAATAACCATTAGGCAACTGAGTTATCCTCCAGTTCTCCTTGTTAGCCAAGTGCTCCCACTCTGCTTTGGTTTTATCGTTCACTTTTAGTTGACCACCTGCCGTTGAGGTAGTCTGGTAATATAGGTACGTCATAATAATTTGGTTTTAGGTTAATAACGTGGTTTACGGATTTGTTAGGCTCCGTAATAGCCTTTCTTATAATTCTTTAATGCTGACTTCTCTGTTTTCGATGCATGTACTGCTTTACGCTGTGCGTCAGACTTGTATTTCTTAACAGCAGAACCACCTTCACGAACAAACTTAAGTTTTCCTTGTTTCTTTGCTCGAGATAAAGACGTCATTTCACCACTTGCTGTTCTAGCGAACTTAGCACCATCATTACCGTCAACAATTTCAACTTTACGTCCGTTCACTGTGTAGTAGCCTTTAGGTTTTTTGTTAGCTGTAACTGTTACCTCAGGAATATCAGCCTTCATTGGAGACTTGCCACCTTCTTTTTTCTTGTTTTCAGCGTCTCTTCTTCTTTTCTCGTCCATAGAAATTGACCCTTTAGACATCAACTCGCGTTGAGCTTGTCTTGCCGTATCATCACCGCCAGCCTTCATAGTTTCGCGAAGCTCATTTTCTTTTGATTTTCTAGCTTTAGACTTTTCTGCGTTGGCCATAGCCTTTTTGTATCTCTCAGAGTTTTTGTCTACAGATCCATCTGGATTATAACCTTCTTCTACGTTTTTGTAAGGTGATTTTTTCTGTAGTGCAGAAGATCCTGGTCTTCCGTCAGCTGTTCTGTCAGCTTTTCTTTGATTTATTCCTGGAAGAGTGTGACCCTTCATTTTAAACGGCTTGTAGCTCATTGTTTTTTGTTTTAGATTAATCTTTTTTTATCGATGTATTAGTAATTACGTGCTTTACCCTCTTTTTTAGTTCCTTCACCGTCGTTACCGCGGTTAGCTTTGACAGATTTGAACTTGCCATCTTTATGATCGTAGTCTTTTTCTTTCATTTCTGGGTTATCACGGTGCTTTTTTTGATTTTCGGCCTTTTTTTTACGTCTAGCAGGCGTCATAGCCGCTTTTTTATCACGTATAGCCTTCATTCGACGTGCTGTAGGTGTTAAATTTTGCATTTACTAGTGCGTTTTTCTAGTTTTAAACATGCCTAATTTCTTTACTGGGTTTCTATTTACGCCAGCAACAGGCTTTGGCCCACGGTAAAACATACCACTAGACCCTTGTTTTGCTTTATTGTTTGGATTAAACTCAGAAGACTCGTTCATTTCACCGGGCTCTCTACCTTGTGCTCTTGCAGCTGTAGCTTTTGGATCAGAACCAGGGCCACCAGCTAGGTTAGCACACTCTTGTTGTAAGCTTCTACTTTTTCTTTTACCGAATAATTTGTATGGTGATTTCATAGTTATTGTTTTACCTTTATATTATCACGTAAACATAGATAAACGTTAAAAGTGTGACAATTGCCCCTTACTCTTACTTTCTTAATAGCCTAGTGTCACAGTTTTGATATTGTAAATATAGGAGTATAGTGTAGCCCCTACCTTTCTACCTACCGCCCCCTAATACAAAAGTCAAACCTTTTAGCCAGCCCTACCTCGTCGTTTCCATTTCCGTTTATCGTTTTGTTTTTGTGTATAGCATTTGTACAAATCAACTACGATACTATATAGATATTATATATGTAACAAATAACTAATATTAACTTAAATAAATTAAATACTATGTCTACATTAAATCTCACTAAAAAGCGTTTCGTAATCTCTAAATCTTTAATCGGTCAAAATGCGATCATTACATTCACTAATAAAAAGAATGAAACGTATACTTACGATCACGATGCAGTATACTCTGCTAATCAAGAAAAGTTTGAAACTATGAATTGCTTTCAACAATATGGTAATTACACTAACAGTAATAACTTACCAACTTTCGCTAGAGAGTTTCAAGTAAAGTAATACTGACGAGATCTCAATGATCGAAACTACTTCGGTAGTCTATTACAATCTAATAATACAAACCTAATACGAGGTATATCGGATAATATAACTGAATATAAACTAATAAATAAATTAAATTACTATGCAAGATTACATTACTCACTACGTTACTGGATTCGAAAACTTAAAAACAATACTTGATCAATTGTCATTAGATCCACTAGTTGAGGATTACACCTATGAGATTGAATCACGAGGAGAAACTGATGATGATCACTTCTACTTTGTACAGATTCTTACAACAAAGTAATACTGATGAGATCTTACAGATCGAAACACTCGGGAACGTGTGTCTATTACTAAACTAATTAATACTAATATGGAAATTATACATGATATTACTATACTAATTACACTTGGAATTATTTTACAATTTATTGAAAAGTGTATTGTTCACTCAGAGAAGTGATGGTATACTACACAACAATTATTATTCACTAAACAAACAAACTACTTTTACTTATGTTCAAAAATACACAAAAAGAATACATACAATACTTAGAAACTCAAATGAATTACTTTAAAAGATTTGATAAAGATATGTATATTCACTACAGAAATAAACTTCGTAAAGTATTGAATACAAAATAAATACGGAGTCAATCAGATAATATATATGAATTTAAACTTATAATAATATAAATTAAATTCTTTAAATAAAATAAAATTATAAACTTTTAAAATTAAATTATATACTATGTCAAATACTATTAAAAACTCTCAAATCAAAATCTTAAAAATAAATAATAAAACTTATTTACCATATCAATTACATCAACTTCCAAAGTTCTTTGATAAATATACAACTGACTTCTTTAACTTAAAAGGTTACTGTTATATAAACTTAGAAGATCACTCTGATAATTTTAATCTTCAAAACTTTAAAAATAGATTAACATTCCATAAAAACTTATCAGGTAGTTTATCTCGATAACAAATTAAATACGGACAAGTACAGATAATATAAATGAATCTAATAAATAAAAAGAATATGTCAAAGAAAATAATTAATAAAGTTGTAGATGAAACAGTAGATACAATAATAGATAATATAGATGAAGTACTAGTAGATTATATGTATGAGTATGGAGACTATGAAGAGTCAGACGATGTATTCTTTGATAATAAAGAAGAAATGTTTGTCAAGGTAATAATAGAATTAAATAATAGAATTAATAACAATAAATAAAATTAGAAATTATGTCAAATGTAGTAGAAAAAAAGAGATTTGTAGTCTCAAAAGGATTAGTAGGTAAAGGAGTAGTAATACAGTTTACGAATAAAAAAGGTGATACGATCAAGTATGATCACGATGGTGTCTACGCTCTCAATCAAGAGAAACTAGAAACTATGGAGTGTTTCCAAAAGTATGGTAACTATACTTCATCAAACAATATTCCTTCATGGGCGAAAGGTGCTCAGATCGAAGAGTAGTGTAAATAAGTCGAAAGATCGCTCCACGTGGTGAACAACGTAAATCGTGGTACTACTAAAATAAAGTCCAGTTAGTTTAGTGTTTACTGGTAAATCAAATATGAACACATAAGTGTAAATGGTTAATGGTGGTTCGACTCCACTCTACACTACTAAAATATTAACATTTAAAAAAATAGAAATTATGTCAAGATTACATAGAGAAATACTAAAAAATCAGTTGTTCAACCACGACTACTCTAATACACCAGTAAATAAAATGATACTTGTCGAGTTAGAATACTCACAAATAACAGTACAAAGTGAAGGCCCTCAAGGTTTCACTCACTACAAAACTTCAGGTGGTAGTTTAGAAAATCTAATCGAACAAATGAATCAAAGAGTTGAGAAAAGCCCTGACTATGATTTAATAATAGTAGACAAGTCAGACAAAATTTGGTAGATACGAAATAAAAACGAATAAGTACAGATAATATATACGAATATGAAAAACAAATACATTAAAAAGATAATAGAACTCGAGGAGTTACTAAAACATCACGACTGGTACTACGCAATGAGTGACGATCACCGTTACTACAGTTCAGGTCGTAAAAGTTTCGAGAAGATATGGAAACTAATGGACGAATTAAAGAATAATAATTATGGTGTTATGGCGGAAAACCTATATGACACTTATAAAAAATAATAATATGAAGATAACAATACAACAAACAGGTAAAACTTATATCGCTAAAGACAGCGAAGAAGTAAAAGTAATACATAACCACGACTCTATAATAAAGATCGCAGGTGAATATTACAAGAACGTAAAAACAAACGAGTGGATCAGTGAAGACGAATACTACGACTCACTCTGTCTAAAATTTGAAGAAGATGAATCAAACAAATATTACTAATTACGAGGAGTTCGACAAGTGGCTTGAAGAACTAATTGTTAAAAACGGAACAACAGAATTATGAAGAAAATTAAATTAACACTAGCAACTGTGCTACTAGGTAGCGCGGTTTTTGCTCAAACACAGTGTACTGCACTTACAAAATCTAATAATCAGTGCAAAAATACTGTAAAACAAGGTGAATTATGTCACCTACATGACCCAAACTACGTAAAACCGAGTGAAACTGTCACTGTAACCTGCTCTGGAACTACTAAATCTGGAGATCCTTGCAAAAAGAAAACTAAAAATGCAAGTGGTTTATGTTACTTACACAAGCAAGACTAATGTTTAGTTGGTGTTGGGTGATCGCTGCGGTTTGGTATTTATCTGTAGCGATATACAGAGAAGACGCAAATTAAATACGAATACTAATAGATAATATAATTGAATATGAAAATAAACAACTTTATAGCGACAGCAGTAGCAGCTACTCTTGCGCTAACCTCTTGTGAGAAAACAGACTATGATGTGCAGTTTGACAGAGACGCTCACGTAAAAATTATGAGTGAAAACTATGTTAAAACCACAGCAATATCTAGTTGTACTGGTCTCGACACTAGTTGGACAGTTGATTTTGGCGTTGCTATGTGTATTAATGTAGCAAACCTGCCTGGTATTGACGACGTTCGCTACGATGAGTATGAGTTCTACGCTATGCTCGACGGTAGAAAAGTGAAAGGCTTTCAAAACCTAAAAGACCAGATAAGCGACAGAACACAAGGTCTAATCGATGGAAATATTAACGTACAACTTTCAGGTCACACTGACCTAGCGGTATACTTATTACACGAAAACATGTACAAAGCTCAGTTCTTTGTAGAAAACGGTGATGGTCAACTGTTCGAGTTGCAACTAAAAGAATTATACTAATGAAAAAAATAACACTATCAGTTGCGCTACTACTAGGTAGTTATGTGACTAAAGCGCAGACAGAATACATTGATGTAGCTAAAGTAGGTATGTTAGGTACTTCTACTATGGCTATATACAACGATGACAAGGATTTAGATGACTTACAAGTGTTTAAACTAAACTTGTTTGACAAAAGTGAAATTTATCACTGGGTAAAATACACTAGTCTGTACAACGACAAGGTTGTAATCACTATGTCAGACGACGAAGGTGACACAAGAGAATTGTGTACGAAACATGGTGACGAAGAAACTTTTTGTGAAACTGTTTCATCTTTTTCTACATCATACGAGCTCACTACAGATTCGCATGTATTTCAAGTATGGATTTCAAGACCTAAAAAATAAAATTATGAATAGAAAATTTAATCATCAAGATTTAGCTATGATCGGTGGGTTTATAGCTATAGTAACAGCAATAATGTTTAACTTAATAAACACAGGCACAGTATGAAGAAAAAAACAATAACAGTATTAGATTACTCGAGCGCAAGAGTGTTTCAGTATAGCGTAAAAATTAACGTACACTCTGAAGAGTTTATACAGTTTAAAGGTCATAGACTTAAAGACGTAGAATGGATGGAACACCAAATAAGTAGTATTATTACAAAATAAATACGATTACTTTCAGATAATATATATGACAATTGCGTGTTAAATAAAAAATAAAAATTATGAACTATTGTAGATGTGGTGAGCCCGTACACCCAGTAAGACAAAAATACGGGTACAAAACGTGTATGCCTTGTAGTGGCGTCGAGCGTGTAGCGTCGGCACCGATCACTAATCATAAAACAGGTAATACAATACAAATAGTATCGCAAGCACAATCAATAGCGATACACAAGGCTAGTCGCCGTAAAGGTTACGGTACTTGTCTTAGATAATACTAGTCAGGTTTAACAATAAGCGAAGCAGTAGAAGTACTGTGGAAGTCGAAGTAGTAGCGGCGCTGGACCACGGGTCGCGAGTGTCAATACAAACCCTACTACACCTGACGCCGGTATAAAGTAGGTGGCATCACTGCGTAAAGTTACCGCAACCCGGCTCACCGGAAATCGGTTCCTACTTTATAATATACGAGCGTGGCGCGTGAGGTGCGTAGCGGAATGACTGGTAAGTGAGATTATATCAAGAACTTACTCAAGGTGAGCCGCGTCTTACTCACTTGGCCACCTCGTTTTTAATACGTGTAGAACCAGCGGATTTAATCGGTTCAGGGCTAGGTATGGTAACCGCGGCGTAAGCAAAGGTTTACTACTGACGAGTATGAGGTTCGATTCCTCACTAGCTACAAAATAAATACGACACGAGTCGGATAATATAATTAAATAAATAACAATATGAAAAACACTAATGAAATAGAAAAGCAATTACAGCGTAAAGCTGACAAGTACCTCGAGCAAAAAGCAAAAGAAATGTTTGAAATACACAGAGAGATAGCTATGTATTTAGGTGGTTCTCTTCCAAGCTATATTGACTACATCACTGACTTTAGTGATTACAGTAAAGATATAACGGCAAACAGAGGTAAGTATTTTACGTGTAGCTCTCCTTCATCAATGGAGTTCAAGTTCCAGAAAGATCTAGAGAAAAATTACAAAGAGAAAATTGTAACTAAATACACAAAAGAATTATTAACTAAACTAGATATATTTGAATAATATGGAATACATGTCAACAGAAATAAGATCTGCCCGCGAGGCAATGACTATCTTCAAGATACTAGGTATCAAAGATATTACAACAGAGCGTCAACGTAAAAACGGCACAACAGTATATGAATTACCAATACAACAAATGTGGCAAACACTTAACCCTAAACCTTTGCGTTTTGCTACGTATGCCGCAGGTTATGTACGTAATGTAAGTGAGTACAACTCAAGTCCTTATCAAATTAACAAGACTAGAAAAGTATCAACACGAACAAGTGGTTATGCTTACGATACAGTTGAGCGTATAATGATACCACACTGGGAAGACAGGCTAATATACTTAGCTAAGTTCATTATCAAGAACTACTACCAAAAACCTACGTACGTAATGAATGACTACGTTATGAAGTGTTTACGTGAAGCTTATTACGAGCAGAACAAAACAGGTTTACCATTTCATGAAGAAGGCGATATGCATTCGCCAGATATTAAAGTAATTATTAACGGACACAGATACAATTTATCATGAGCGCATTTTACAAAGACACAAGATTTAACGGCAAACTAGTTAGACTAGAAGACGTTATAGATGAAATATACGATAGAGCATTAGAAACTATAGACGAGAGCTTGTATGAGCTTCTAAACGACAAAGACGACGATGAGTTCTATGAGGATTACAAAGAAGCTTTCCCTCTTATAGTAGAAAAGCTACAAAAGTTTCATGATGGCGAAGATTAAAATAAAGCTAGACAAAGAAACTTTAAAAGCTATATGGGATGCTAGCAAGCCTAACATAGAGCGTAATAAGAAAAAATATACTCGTAAAAGTAAACACAAAACAAATACGAATACTAACGGATAATAATATAAACCAATTAAATAAACCATTATGACTACAACAGAATTACAAGCAAAGATCGAAGCTTTGCAAGCAGCTCTCGAAACCAAAGCGCAAGAGCAAAACGCGTATCGAGGTCAAATTGATACACTTAAAAAACAACTAGCAGACTTAAACAAACCAAAACTTACAATGAAACAGTTTGACGAGCTAACAACGTTTGTTGAATGCGGTATCGAAGAGTTTGACTTTGATGATCTTGATAACTACAGTATAGACTACGGTATTGACTATGATAACAGAATAACGTGTGAAAGCTTTTGCTTTGATAACGTTGATGAGCTTGCTAGAGTAGTATGCGAAAAAGTATACACAATGTTCGGTGAAGCTAACGAAGATACTAACGAAGAAAACCAAGACTAATATGAAAACACTGTATCAACAACTAAAACCAGAAGTTAAACAATCACTAAACGAGCAAGAAGAATTATATCCTACGCTAGTTAAAGGTATTAAATGTGCATTGCAAGAAAATTATTTGTGGTCACACTTATCAATCGGCCAAGCAAGAGATCTTGTAAGTTTTACAAGTATATCTCTTAGCAGCATGTCTAGTTACGACTGGTCGTATGGCGAAAAATTTCTTATAGCAGATGAATAGTCCATGGGAAGTTATGAGGCCTAAACTCAAGGAGCTTGGGTACTCAGATGAACAAATAGATGATATGACACTAGCAGAATTATTCGAACTATGCGAAGATTAATATACGACATGTACTATGCCGACGAGATTACTCAAGACATAGCGGCAAGACTATTAGATAAATTAACAGAACTTTCAAATAAAAAACGAAGATGACAAAAACAGAATTACCAAAATGGTTTAACGGCACGACCTACGATGAAGGTGCCGAAGTAACTAACCGTTTCGGCGGTGACAGTTGCTACTTAAATGCAGAAGAATTAAGTATGTATGACTTTGTTATCGGAGCAACAAACATGATTGAGATGGGTTGGTTTCACGACTCACTACTGCGAGATCATAGAAGAGGTCTTGACTGGTTTAGAAAGAATAATGCCGAAGCTTACATGATATTACTAGACTAGTATGATAGCTATAGCACTGTCAGCAATAGTCTTTTTGATATTTATAGAGGCTTTAATAGAAAAACATAACAATTATAAATAATATGGATATAACAGGAGAAAATATAGAAAACTACATTAGGCAAGAGTTAGACTCTGAGCCTAGACATAACTGTATGGCGTTAGCAGAAGCTATCAACCATATTGCAGACGAAGTTGATTACGACTCATTTGCACTCATGCAGTTATTACTAGAAAACAAACCAATAGATGCTTTGCATACACACAGTTATGGCTTTCACACCGCTAACGGTAGATCGCTGATTGAAGGTATGCAGAACACGTATTATGAGGAGGTACAGTTTTATGTCGACTAGAGCACAAGTTAGATTTGCTACACGTGAAGAAGGAGTATCGTTTAGCGAGCATCCAAATGCTATACACGCACAGTTTTACGCGCATAGTGATGGTTACCCTGAAGCGCTAGGTTTAGAGATAGCAGATTCTCTCTTGTCCAACTATCCATTGAATGGCTGGGAAATAGAATCTCTTGA